TATAAAGTAGGTTTTTATAAAATGTGGACAGAATTAGCTAAAAATCCTCGTTTTAAAGACATGATGAATGAGAAATTTGATGGCAAAATGACTAGCAAGCAATGGGAAGATATATTAAAACGTAAATCTAAAGCATATGCAGAAAATATGGTTAATTTATTGCATTTTGATTATTCTTCTGTATCAAAATCTAAATTAATGCGAACTGATGTAGGAAGATTTATGTTTCAGTTCCAACATTATTCACATAAATTTTTAGAGTATAATTTAAAACTTGGCAGAGAAGCTAGGCATAGTGCTTCATCTTTTGAGTTAGATGGTAATATTGGGAAAGCATTTAGAATGGGTTTAGTTTATTTTGGAGCACCTGCATTAGTAACTGCATTTACTGAAAGAGATATGTTTAGATTTATTGAACATGAGAGTGCTAAAAGAATAGCTAATTGGTTTCAATTTTTTACTGGAGATGAAGAAGAAGTTAAACAAGCTAGTTATGGAAGAGGTGCTCTTGGTGCTTTAATTGGAGCTCCAGTATTATCTGATTTTTTAACTCTTGGAGAATTAGCTGAATTATGGGAATTAGAAGATGAGGATTGGACAACATTATTAGTTGGTTATAGTGATGCAGCAGCACTAGATAATGATCAAAAAGCTGCAAAACTAATGAGCATTGCTAATATACAATTGCAAAGAAGTTTGTATAAAACATCAGATATGGCATTTAGTGGTTATCCTGAAAGAGCGTTGGCATATGAACTTAATATTTTCCCTACTAAAAAAGCAAAATTATATAAAGAAATGAAAGATGAAATTATAGAAGATTATGCTCCTGATCCAGTTTTAGATGCATTAGATTGGTTAGATGAAAGAAGAAAAAGAGGCAACAAACGTGCCTCTGTTTCTAGTAAAGCAGAAAATGTATTAAGTCTTTATTAAAGATTGTTTCATTTCTTCTTTAAAGTTATTTAATATTTCTCCTATTTTATCAATTAATTGAATGTTCCTTATTATATATTCAGGATTCTCTTCTTTTCTTTCTTCCATTTTATATATTAATTGTTGTAGAACTTTAACTGTATCTATTGACTTTCTCATTGGTTTATTTTCCATGTTTCTCCTTTATGTTATTAAGAAATGAATCAAATTTGATAACTGCATACACTTCCGATCTATTTCTTTTAATTATTAATACTGGTTCTCTATCTTCACAGTTATCTTCACATTGTTTTAAAGACCCCCACAAGTTTAGTCTTTCTGTATTCTTACATTCAAAGCTGTAAGGAATAAGCTTTTTTGCTATTGGAGATAGTACAATATCTTCGCCTCCCATTCCCATAGTCTGTGACTTAATATCATCATACTCGAGCCGTGGCATTTTAGTCCACAGATCAACGAAGATAGATCTAAGCTTATCCCTTACTAAATTTTGTAGATTCCGTCCCTTTGCTTTCGCACTCTTTACTTTCATATTTTCCCCTTATAGTTGATTTAGTTATAGCATCCCATTTATTAGCATCTAATGTAGGTGTATTAGCCCATTCAATAGTACCTCTTATGTCTTGTTTTGGAACTATTTCTTCACAGTGCTCATCATATTCTGTTCCACATACATTACATGTAAACCATAAATCCCTATTTGGGTTCAATGATTTTTGTTCCATTTGATTCTCCTTTCAATTTAGCACTAGCTTCTAAAATTTCTTTTTGATATTCATGAAAATCTTTAGCATCTCCCTTAAATTCTATATACTGTTTTAAAAAGTTACCAAGGTTATCAATCATTTCTATAGCAATATTATTAATTCTTGTTAATGATTCTACTTTTGCGACAACTTCTTTAATTGTTGGCTTTTTTCTTTCCATATCTTTCTACCTCCTTCCCTTTCTGCACATTTAGCGCATATTCTTAGTTCTTGTTCAGTAATAAAGCCAATCCATAAATATCTGTCAGTATATTTTATGTCATGGCACATATTACACTTTTCATTAACTTTACCTAAATATTTGACTACTCCAAATATCAAAGACCAAGTCCTTCAAGTCTTTTGTTAGCTTCTGTTCTTTTATCTTCTGGCATACTTTCCCAGTATTCCATAAATATATCGTAAGCATATCTATATTTAACTAATTCAACAACAGTTTCATCATTTGTTTTATCAATATCATCAAATAATTGTTTTATATAACTCATAATACGGGCTCCTTTCCCTTTAATTTACATTGATAATAGTATCTTTGACGTTTATGTATATTCCAAGGTGTAAAGTGTGTATAATCTTTATCTCTTGGGTTTCTACCTAAATGCAAATCTTTACGTGTAATAAAATGTATGTATTCAGTAACTCTCATGACCACCATTTTCTCCATTCTATTTCACGCTTTTTTCTATCTTCTTCAATTTTCTTAATTTTCTTAGTATTTTTCTTTTTATACTTTATTCGACCTACACTAGTCATTTTAGGAAAAACACTTTTCTTTTTTTCTGTCATACTACCTCCTAGAATATGTATCTTATTTCTTGCCATGGCAATACAAAGTTATGTAATTCTTTAAACTTTGATATACAACGCCATTTATAATCATACTTATATCTAATATTAGTATTACCATATTGAGATATTTTAGTTTCTTGTATGTTAGGCTTCCATAATAACTCTTCTTGTTCTGTTTTATTGTTATCTAAATTATATTGATGCATTTGTTTATTATGTGTTAAGAATATTACTTCACATTTTACTTTATCTTTAATACTATTATCAACATACTTATCAACAGCCTCAAATAAATCTATATACATATCTCTAGAATCTTTATGTACTATTACTGGAGAATAATTTAAATGAACATCATAACCTGCTTCATAAAAATCATTTACAGCTTTAATTCTATCTAGTATTTTAGATGTCCCAGGTTCTAATTTATCAGCTAATTGTTGAGGCATAATACTAAACCTAATTCGTATTTTTCTATCTGCATCATAATCTAATAAATCTTTATTAACATATTTAGTAGCAGCAGTACCCATAGCTTTTTCATGATATTTAAAATAATCAAATACAAGTCTCCAATCATGATACCTAGAATGTAATACAAAGTCTTCATTGCAACTAAAATCATAACTATAATATTCTTCATGTGTTTGATTAGGCTTTTTAGGCCATTTAAGTTCATTACTATGGTTTTCTATAGCTATAAGTATATCTTCAGGATTTTGAGCTATTGTAAGCCCATTTGGAACATGTCTACGCATATAACAATACGTACACTTGTATAAACAACCAAAACCAAAGCTAGGAGTAATAAAATCACTACTACGCCCTGATTCTCTAATCTTCATTGCCTTTCTATTTACATATTTCATATCTTCCCCTTTGTTTCATAATAAGGGAGCCTCTAAGCACTGACTCCCCTATTATATTAGCAATTAATCAGTTACGTAAGTCACTGGCGTAACTAAACGACCTGTGATCCGACACCTACGCTTCTGACATTCTTCAACAACACCATTCTTCTTAAGTTCATTAACTCTACCTGATACGGCATTAATGTCGAATCCTGTATCTCTAGTCAACTCTCGAAGTGTTATGCCAAAGTCTTTACTTTGATGAGGTATAGCATACACAAATGATTTAATATAATCACTTTGCGATACTACTGTACCATCTTCATTAATTTGTTTATAGGCTATTCTAGACGTAACTCGTGCCATTTTGTACCTCCTTGCTTTGTTTTAACATATCTTCAGCTTGTTGCTTATTTAAAGCTTCCATTTCTTCTTTAGATTCTATCATTCCCCAGAGTATACATAAATATACTATAGCGTCTGTTAATCTACCTTTTACATTTTCTCTTTGTGATACATGACCTTTAATATAAGATGCAATACCATCTATATGCTTCATAAGATATATCCAAAGAACCATCTCCTGTGCATTCCCTGTTTGATTAGCTATTCTTTCAAAATTAGCAAATACATTATCTTTGTTCATAGCATATTCTTTTTGACCTTCAGTATGCATAGTTTTAACACTATCAAGTATTGAATCTATTAAAGTTATCATTTCTCTGTGTTTCATTTCAACTTCCCCTTTCTAACAATTCCCCATTTATTAGTCATTGCTGGTTTTTTATTTCTACCTTTATCTTTTTGAGGATGTTTTTTAAACCAATCAAGCATTCTTTTCTTTTTAGCTTCACTCATTTTTTTCATCATTCTATCCTCACGTTATTTACATTTAATCTAACATTAAGAAACTCTTTCTCTCTGTTTTTATCACTTTTAACATGTATCATTTCTATAAGATTTGTTTCTTTATTTCTATATGGTGTTAATGATAATAGCTTATTAGCATTATATGCTACACGGAATGAACCTCTAGAAGATGATATATCCATGCCTTCTTTAAAAGCAGATTTACTTATTTCACTAACAGCAAATACAACTACGTTGTATTTAACTGCAAGTTCCATAAGAGCTTGAGATGCTTCTTCTACTTTCATGTTATTATCTTGACGTTTACTCTTAAATAGACCCATATGATCAACAACAACAAGTTCAGGTTTGTTTTCCATCATAGATATTTTCTTTTCTATATCACTAGGATACGGAGAAGAGTAATCTACAGTAAGATAATCAAACTTATCTTCTTGTCCATTTTGTAATTGACTATAATGTTGTTCTAATTGCTCGTGAGTCCATTTATTTTCTATCATTACAAATCTAGACCATATTTGTCTTGGAGACATTTCCATTTCAATAAAATATGTTGGTTTCTTTAATGCAACTATCCAGTTCTGTAATAACATTGTCTTCATACTAGCAGGTGGAGCTTGTATAATAACTACTTCACCTGGATAAATAGGAAAGTCTTGTCCATATAAATGTCCTATATTAATAGGGTCATGATCTTTAGCATAGAATTCAATTAATTCTTTTTCCATAGCAGAAGCGCTCATAACAGTTTCTGTTCTTAAACTTTTTCTACCTCTATGCAATTTACATGTACTATCACAATAGAATTTAATTATAGGGTCATCCCATCCATAAGTATATCCTTGACCACCATGACCAGTATAACAACCTTTTATTATATTAATCATTTCTTCTTCTTTAAATGGACTTTCAATACTTACTTTTTGTCTCCAGTTTTCCATGATCATATACACAATATCTTCAGGGAATCTCCATCTAAGATATGAAGCAATTCTTAATGCTACCATATGTCTTTTACCTCTTGGAGCTCCTTCCATCATTTTTTGAATGCATGTATGATGTGCACTATCATGTATTTTTACTTGAGAAACTTGAGGTTTAGATACTTCTTTAACTATAACATCAAATACAGGATTATCTACAGGATCTACAGGTTCAACTTCTTTTTGTTCTGAAGCGTAATTTTTAATAAACTCTTTAAAGTCTTCTTCGTCACAATTCATCATTTTATCAATAAAATCATCCTTTATTTGTACTTTAAATAAACCAGATTTACTATTTCTAGTATTATTTATTCTAATAATTCTAGTCTTATCTGTTACTGAAGGGTCAGCTATATTAAATATACCTTTATCTGTTAACTCTTTTTTTACAGCTATGTGTAAATCTTTATGAGCTTCCCATTTAAATGCACTTTGATGTATCCCAACATGAAAGCCAGTTCCACTAAAATAAACTTTACTGGGAACATCTAGTTGTTTTAGGAGTTCAAGTAAACCACCTAATTTATCTCTTGCATCTGGTGTATTTTCACCATCTACATCAAGTAAGAATTCATTGGGTATATATATCTTACCATCAAAGCCTGATAAAGATTTATTATCACTATAATAGTTCTTTACATCTTCATCATAATCATATAGAGAACAAAACGTATCATTCTCTATTCCTTCCCATCCTTCTATATCATCAGCATCTTGAAAATGATGTCTATTTGATAATCCGAACGCAAATTCTTTAATCATATCCTCTCCTTTTGGTTATATAAGGGGTACTCACATATTCCTTTGCCTCACCATCGCAGTGTCAGGTTATGGACTTATAGGACCAGTTGTTGTACCCCTTATCACATTAACTAATTAAAACGGTATTTCATCATTTGATGTTGTACTTGTCTCATTAGTCGTAGTGGAGGATACAAATGTATCTGCTTCACCCTCTGTTTTTGTTAACTTAGGTTTCACAAATTCGTTGTAATACTTCTCTGCTCTACCTTTCCAATATACTACGTCATCATCTGTGAACTTTTCAGCCACATTTTCAAATGCAGTTGGTGCAATTTGCTTTAATATTCTACTATATTTACCATCTTTATATAAGAATATATGAACTTGCTTTCCAGCTAAATGAGCAGGATCATCATCCATTTTAATAACAACCTTCCCATTGTCACTTTCTAATCCACCAGTTATACCAGCATTAGCAAATCTGAATACTTGGCCTATAGCCCACTCTTCACCATTACTAATATTAGCATAGATTCTAGCGTTAAAGTTTTCAGGATAGCCTTCAAACCATACATCTATATATTTAGCATCATTATATACTCCATATGCTGCTCTAGATATAGTTGCAGTTTTCCAACCTTCACCATAACTTGTTCCGCCACCTTTACTTACTGTCATTGTTCTAGCCATTGTTTACTCCTTTGTTTATAGCTTTATCTGAAATTGAATTACCATCATCATCTGTTTGTGCGATACCTACCATAGCAGATAAAGAAAATCTTCTTGCATATGTTATTGTTGCACCTACAGCTTGAGCGTCTTGTTTACCACCAATAGGCATCTTTAACTTAGATTTAATCCATTGACCTGATTCATGTAATAACATAGTAGTTACATAAAAACTACCTTTATCACAGGTATCATTTCCCTGTATTACGGATAAACCATTTTTAGTTAATTGTGGAAAGCATGATTTAATTACAGTATCTAAATCAGCATAATCAGACTTGAAGAATGGATTAGTACTACTTTTCTTAGCACCTCTAATTTCAGATTGAGCTTTAGCTAACGCTCCAGCCAATTTATCAATTTTAGGTGACATCCATTCGGTTTTTCTTCTATTTATAGGGTCAGAAATACCCTTGGGTTCTTGAATTGCTTCCATGAATCCTCCCTCTGTTTTGTGTTTTTATTATCCCTAGATGGGGGTTATAATTTACATATTTTATTTCTATTTTCCAAGTATCATTGTAGGAAAGTTAAATGAGAATTTCTTATCATAAGGCTGGTTAGTTATTAACTTCCTAACAGCATTACAAATAAAACTTCCACTCATATTACTACAATAACTTGTTGCCTTCATTGTACATGGTTCAGGATCAGAATCTCCATCAGGATACCATGTTGTGAGATAACTTTTCAATGTTGGCTTTGGTAATACATATTGCTGATAATGTTCAGCTCCCATACGACCATCAATAATTGCAAAAGGTTTAATTCTGCTTTTAGATATATGAGTTACTGCATCTAATCTAGATTGCATACTATCAAAGCCCAGTATAACTATATCGTTATGCTGACTCATAGGTATATACTCATTGTTTTCTGGAAATTTACCGAAATATTTATCGACCGTTTTCTTGTTCCCAGTGATATTTATTATATGATGATACAAACATTCAACTTTACTTTTACCGACATCTTTTATGTTATACTGACTCACACCTATATTTGGTTGCTCAACACTATCATTATCGTATAAACTAAAGCTTTCAGCTCCCATTCTTGCCAATTGTATGGCTGCAGAGCTACCGATAGCCCCGCAACCAAGTATATGGTAAGAATAGTCATTCATATTACTAACAATATCACTGAATCTACTATTTTTGTCCATTGATTCCTCCTGTTAAATAACTTTCATTCCAACTTTGTTCATCAGCATAGTCCATATAAGGATCTAATTCCTCATAACCAGGATCACAAACGATTAAATCCCAAGAATGTAGTTCTAATAGAGTGTCAAAATCACATTTCTCTATTAATTCTACGCTTAAAGGCATCTTAGCATTTGTTAATCTTCTGTTTATATCTTTTATTTTATTAGCATACTTTTCATAGTCAAATTCACCAGCTATAAATGAAGAATTTACACTATCTACTTTTTCTAGTAGTTGTATCCATGCTGTCCTTACTATATTCATTTCACTATCTTTACTAAGTTGTGCGTTAAATAAAGTAGTTTGATTTACTCCAGGGATAACAGTTCCAGTTGTTACTCCTTTGTTAGTCCATTTACTCCAATTACTACCAGAATTATACCAATTAGTAGCTGGTTTAGTACAGAACTTTTCTACTTCATCATTGATTTTCTTAGGTATCTTAAATTCTTTCTCATCATTTAAGATATTAAGTTCAACATCTTTATGCATTGTGAAAGGTTTCCATACTGATACTCTACATTTATACTCTTCTTTTACATTAACTACTAAAGCAAAGCTTAAGTCGCCATCTTCATACTCATCTATAGTATTTGTATCAGTACCACTCCAAAAAGCATCCATTTTAGCGTGAGAATGCCACCAACAGAAACGAATATTCTTTTTCTTATACTTCATAGCCATTTTACTATAATATGCTGCTAATTCAGTTTTATCTAATTCGCATAATGCTGCAGATACTTCTTGTTTCATTATTACTGGATCTGCAATATGCCAATCACCATCCTCATCTTGAATAGTTACTGCCATACCACCTATTTCTGTACTCCATTTATCTGAAGCACATCTGGCATAATTAATTATCTTATCCCAGTCTTTCTTTTCTATAAATACTTCCATTATTGATTCCTCCTATTATTTACTAGATTTAATGTTAATGCTTCCAGAGCTTCTCTTTCAGCGTTTGTGTTTGTAGGCGAAACTTCTACAGGTTCATCTTTATATAATATTACAGCAGCTTTATAAGATGCACATTTGTCTTTAATTGCACAGAATTCAGCACAATAAGAATCTTCTTCAATGTTTATTCCTTCTTCAGCATAACCTTGAACTATACCTCTATAGCCACATTGATCAGCTGGTTTTCTACCAACTATATTATTATATTCATCTAACCCTTCTAAGAAATTAGGTTGTCCATGATAAGATTGGCTAATTTGATTTAACGGACCTGTATTAGTATCATAATGCGTTAGTAATCTTTCAACGAATACTTTTAGAGATATAAAGTCTAATGATTCAACACAAGATTGAAATTCTTGACTCATTCCTCCTACACAAGTATATCTGAAGTTATCGCTAAATAATCCTTGATAATTGTATGAATAGCTGTTATTAGATATAAATGGATGTTGTAATCCTTCATAACTTCCAAACCATCTACCACCTATAGCATAAAACCAATTTTTATTACCACTATGACCATTAGCTATTCTAACATTACTTCGTGATATATTATTAATATTCAATTTTGCAGATATTAAACTATTTATTAATTTTACTATAGATAGTCTAATTGTTATATGACCTTGTCCAGGTAAGTTAATTTCTGCTATACTATCTGGATTATCAAAATGTCTATAATTAATCTTAATATCTGAGTAAGTATATATAACATCCAAATAATAATTAACAATAACATCATTAACTATTACTTCTTCTAATTTTAAACCAAAAGCACCATCAGACATTTCATATTGTTGATATAAATGAGCTTTTATTATCTCCCATGACTCAATTACATCATCAGTATTATCTTGCATTATTAAGCCTTGTTGTCTAAATCTAGTTAATATATCTTCAATGCTTTGTAGTTCATTTTTAATACCTCTTAATCTCCAATTAGCATTATCTTTAACTCTTTGTACAACTTTTCCTAGTGAAGCTGCTTTCTTATGCATTTCACCTTGATACCATATTACATCTTTTATAGTATCATAAGCTCCTGGCTTCCAATAAAATTTCTTAGTAATACCAAGAGGTTTGGTAGGTGCATGTAAATTATAAGGCCTTGCTATATGATTTTCACCTTGTACGTATCTAGTATTAAATTGATCAATTAACTCTAATACTTCAGCTTGAGGTCCTAATTGAATATTTTCTATTAAGGTTCTCAAATCTGGATTTAATTCAAATAAATTTGTTTGCATTGTATCTCTCCTATGTTACGAAGAAAAGGGGATAATTTGAGTAGGATTGTAAGTGTGGATCATCCCCCATTCTTCTGTGTTTACACTAAACTAGTAGCTACCGCCAGATTTGTTATTCTGAACAGCTGCTACCACGGAACCATCTGTAAGTTCATGCGTATCCGCCACATTAGTTCCATTAACTGCAATATCAGCACCAGGGCTAATATCTAACTCAGCTCTTAATTGAGCTACTGTTGTTGATGATACTTCCTTATCAACAAAACCACCACCTGCTAACCATCTTATTGTTCTAACATTTGCCATAATTGGCCTCCTATTCTGTATTTAGTTAACTATTTCCAGCTATTTAACTGATCAACATAACAATCTTCTGCTATATCAGCTAATTTTTCTATTTCTAGATTATTACTCTTAGTATCCTTAAAATTCATAGTATATTCTTGAAGATTACCAGTTTTATCTAATCTAATTACTTTTACTTTTAACATATCTCAAAACCTCCTGATTCTTTGCAAAATTCAGCAAATCTTTTAACATTTTTAGTATCAAAGGGATAACTTGACATAAATTGACTGTCTTTATCCTCATTTTTCTCTAACTTTTTTCTGTCTTTTTCAAATTGCTTTGCATATTTATCAGTATGTCCAGATTTTATCTTTTCAAATAATACATTTGCTATTTTTATAGCTTTTTCACTAGAGATTGTTTTTAAATCATTATAAAAACCAGCATTTACATCTTCATCATTAAGAATCTCTTTACATGTATCACATACATAATCCCATAAAGGACGCCACCACCATACATTATTTCGAAAATATATACCTGGATTATCATCATGATGTTTTTCCATCTCTTTCCAATACTTTTTACGATCATTTTTACCTAACTTATCTTGTATTGACCATCTTTCTGCAAAATCATCAATTGACTCTATCATACCATAAACTGTAGTATCATCTAGTTTTACATTTATTTTGGGTTTTATCCCATGTATATCAAATCCCATGTTTAATCCTCCTCATTATCTTTTAATATTATATTAATTCTATCCATAATTTTACTGCCTAGTTCATCGTTTTTATGTTGTATAGCGATATATGTATAAGTATCTCTCAATATTTGCAATACATCACGAATATTTCTAAAATGTACACCCATTATTTAGACCTCCTTAATATGCCATTAAGTTTACTGTCAGAATACTTAGTCCAGAACTTAGCATTCTTTCCAGAGGATTTATCATTTTTAATAAGGGTCAATTCCTTATTATTTTTAGTATTCTGGACAATTGATGTTACTATCTCATCATTACTTTTGTCACTATATACTATTTTACTTACCAAATCACATAATTTAAATTTCATTATATTTCTCCTTAGTTAGTTTATTGTAAATTTTTAGAGAGATTAATATTGCTCTTTATTTGAGCGCTGCGCAGGTTCATTAGTTATTCGTAGGTAGTCGTAACTAGTCTATCAAAATAACCTGCAACTCCAGCCTATTCTGTGAAATTGCAAAACATCTTATATCAATCTCTCCAAATAAGACTTATAATCTATCCTTCAATAGAGTATATGTGTCCATTTTTACATTTCCACACACCATTAACTAACCTGATATGTCTAGTTTTTAAGCCCTTCTTAGTAGAAACTACTATTTGAGCTGTATTACCAGACTTACCAAAGCTAATGACGCGAGAAACTTTTAATGATCTAGCCATAATAACCTCCACTTTGTTGTGTGTATTTTATTATGATTATAAGTCAATTCTTTGGGGCGAACCACAGTTATTTCCGAGCCTGTTGAGTGATCTACGTGTCGTCCCCCGTGTGCATTGATTATATCTACTGTTACCATGGAGGCGCCAGAGGGTCATCCAGATATATTCCACACATCGCCCATGCACGTTGAGCTTAAGTTTATATGTAGGTATACATTTTTCAGAAATGACGTTAGGTTCGTTGCCTATATCAACAGGTGCCCCCGTATCAATAGTTTAGATCATCTCATCCGTTAAGAATAAGCAGCGACCAAGCTATTAAACGTATCCCTACATAATTATTAAAAATTACCATCTGCTACTTGAAGGCAAGGTAGTTTAGCACCCCATCTCCACATTTCTACAACTTGATTTCTATCATCCAGCACCAGTTTAACATCATAGTTAGGCTTAATCTGTTCTTCATATAGTTTAAGCTTTACATATCTATCTTTATCATTATTATTATTTTCTCTGATAAACATTCTAAAATATTTCCAATGTAGATTAACATGTTGAAGAAGCCATAATAATGTTAATGAATAAACATCTGTAAGATGAATAAATATTATTTTATTAGGATTATCTTGTTTTAAACAAGGATGAATGTGACATTGTAAAGACTTATCATAAGATTCACATTCTTTTAATTCTTCTATATCAGTACATGCAATTATATCATATTCTGCACATTTACTGTAAGCAGTCATACGTCTATACATATCTTTAGGTATTGGAACATTCATTCTTGCTGTAGTAAATATAGTAACCCAATCTTTTGCTTTTACCATAGTTTCTAATACATCTATTACAGGTAGATTAGGGTCATCTTGATCACATTTTAAGAACTCAAATGGCGACCTTTTACCATTCATAAGTGCTATAGTACCATCTAAATCACATATTATTGCTGCTTCTTTATCTTTCATTGTATTTCTCCTTAATTAGTTTAGTGTAATGAACTGTGGCTGGTAGAGGGTTTGTTATACCTCTAAAGTACTTTGCTTCTATGGGTGTTGCCACCTCACGACACGAATGATAATAGCTGTCACTACCTTACTTATAATAGGTTGACGCCTATTACATCATAAGATCTCACTATGAAAATATCATTCTCTATACATATCGAAACTACGGGTTGTATATTAGTATAGATTAGTGCCGACAATAAATAACATGGATTTCTCCTTATTTTTATTGTTATCCCGTTGCACCTACACATATTTAGTTCGCTAAAACCATATATCTATTATTCAATAGACATATCAGGGCATATCCCTTAAATATGTTACCTGCGCCCCTTTATCGTACAGGGCATGAGCACTTCTCGATTATTATAATAGCCGCTAAGCCTATAATAATCTTACGGTTACTCCCACAGGTTTACCATTTAGTATAATACTTCAATAATGGTAGATCAGACCATTACCTATCATTATACACCACAAATTTAAATCTTTAGTATGGTAGCATAGATATTGTGCTATTATTGTCACCTAGGGCTTACACCTAGCTAATCATGACGGCAATACACATTATATCAACGGATTCATTACTTCCATTATACACCACCACACTGGTCGCGAGCAGAGCATTAGCTCATCTTTGTTGCGGAGACGGGAGTCGAACCCGATGTTTCTAGCTTATGAGGCTAGCGTGAGCCGTTTCACTCCTCCGCGCTTGAATTATTTAACTACACTTGGATATATTTGAGTACGCTTGATATTAACATCAATTATACATACTCCATATCCTTTATCAGCAAAATGCTGACAATAACCAGCAACATACTCAGGTGATTTATCATAAAATACTTTACTACCCATAACTTCAGTAGCAACTTGTTTATTGTTATAATACATCTGGGTATACCATTCAACTTTAATTTCATATGGTAACATAATTACTCTCCTCGTTTAATTTAATGAAAATTCAACTTACTTACATCAACGAATACATTACCCCAGATTAGATTTATTGGGTTGATTCTATTACAGATGGTTTAGTGTAAGTTTATACTATATAATAAGTAAAGCACCGATAGTAGTGATATGCTTTTCTGTTGCCAAGCGCATATAATTCTCCGAGTCTTACTCAATTACTACAATAAAGTCAATCTTTACCTAAAAACCTAAAGAACTACTCATCTTTAGGTTTATCGAAAGGGCTAACATACTCTGCTTCAGTCCCAATCTGTAGATCAACTCCAAATATTCTAGCTTCATCAACAATATCTTGTATAACAGTATCTCTCTGTCTTTTAAGATCATATTGAGAAGGTATCTTACATTTCAATATTTGGTTATAACCCGCTTTTGCAGGAGCAGCAGCTATTTTAGGACGAAAGGTTCTAAACACTTTCTTGATTTCATTCATATACATCATCTTTTCATCAGTCATGATTACTACCTCCATTATTATTACATTATATTTTATTACTACATTATATTTTATATATTATATATATTAAAAAAATCTATATGATTTTTAACTAAAATTTCCTTTTGGAAATCCGCCCGATAGGGCGGTTATAATCAAAAAGACCACACGATAAAATGCTACAATTTTGAAACCTTTTCTCTTCGTGAACCTAACATAATATTTCACCACCCTCTTCGACAAAATCTAGGATTGCTTACACAAAACCGACTAGTTAGTATGTAAAACTCGTAAGTCCTTATATTTAAGTAACTTACAGCTCTAAAATAATTCTTGATTTTTTAAATAAAAGTATATAATATATGATATAATAAATTTAGAAAAGGAGGTTATAGTTATGGCATTAAAAAAGTATGTATTAACTATTGAGTATGATGATAACGGAGATAATTGCGAATACATTGAAGAGAAAATTATTGATGATACCTCTGATACTAAACGAATAATATACGAGGTAGAAATGGATAAGTACTTTAGTGACACGGATATAGCTTGCTTAACCGATGATTTAGCAGAAGCATAAGTAAGCGGCCGCTGGCGCGGCCTCGTTAATAACCAGGGAGATAATAATGGATGTATGGACATTGGGCGAGAAGTATAGAGCGCAAGCGAAAGAACTCAAGCAATTAAAAGCTCGAATAAAACATATGGAGGAGTACCTATCTGTTTTAACTAAGAAAAAAGAGGTTAAACAGAAAGAGGTGAAGAAAGATGAGAAGCTACAAGATAAAAAAGCTGGTTCATCACGTGTTCGAACCAGAAGACCAGCTGCCGCAAAGTCTTAAAGTAATTAGCGACTGGAGGGATGGTGAAGTAGGCGACTGGGTAAGAACTGATGATGAGTGCGTCATTCAAGTATTAAGACGAGGGCAGATGTTACGCTCGAAAGGTAGAGATAAGGTCAGAGAATACATAGGAACGTGCACTGGTACATTTCCTATAGGACCCCGTGTAAAGATGGATGCATCTAAAAGGGCTAATATATACTCATTCGGGGGGAGTAAAAGCCCAGATAATATTCTCTTAGACCGTAAAAATCTGACCAAGGCTGAATCTGTCTTCGTTTTATACCTTTCTCAAGGTATGAAACCAGAACAAGCCTACTTAAAAGCATTTCCTACTAATAATATTAGATATGCAGTAGAAAAATCAAGTAGTCTAGTAAAAACTGAAAGGATTAAGACAGCTATGAAAGAAGAATTAAAACCAGTATTAGAAGAATTAGGTGTAAATGAAGAATATATACTTAAAGGTATTAAATCAGAGGCTGAGACGGCTGAGAAGTCTGATACTAGATTAAAAGCTTTATTTAAATTATCTGATATAATGGACTTAGAGGATAAAGGTCAAACTAAGGTTACACAAATATCAGGCGCAGTCTTTAAAGGTTTTGGGGAAAATGCTTTAGAAGAAATAAAAAGACCAAAAGAAATAGAAAAATGAGTTTTTTTAGTACATTTAAAGATTATGTTAAAGCAGACTCTGATATAGTTAAAAGTAGAATAAAAGAATGTAGTACATGTCCTTTTTTAACTAAAAATTTTCGATGCACTCAATGTGGGTGTTTTATGAAAATAAAAACATTACTTGGACCTGCAAAGTGTCCAATTGGAAAGTGGTAAAATGGCTAATATTAATAAACATAATATATCAAAAGAAGAAGAGACTTTAGAATTAGCAAAAAAAGATATGATAGCATTTGGTAAATTATTTTTAGCAGATGATTTTATGAGGTCAGAAACACCATTCTTTCATTATCAAGTAGCAGATATTATTTCTAACAAAGATATTAAACAAACAGCAATTATTTTACCTAGGGGTCATGGAAAAACAGTACTTACAAAATGCAATATACTTCACGATTTTGCTTTCACTAAAGATCCATTATTTTATGGTTGGGTTGCAGCCTCTTCTAAAATTTCGGTTCCCAATCTCGACTATATTAAATATCATTTGGAATATAACGATAAGTTTTTGTATTATTTCGGTAATTTAAAAGGAAGAAAATGGACAGAAGATGATATTGAGCTTAAGAATGGTTGCAAACTTATTAGTAAGTCCAACTTATCAGGAATTAGAGGAGGCGCTAAGTTACACAAGAGGTATGATCTTATCGTCTTGGATGACTTTGAAGATGAAAATAATACCGTTACGCCTGAGTCTAGAGCTAAAATCAGTAATCTTGTTACAGCTGTTGTATTTCCTGCTCTTGAACCTGGTACTGGTCGTCTTAGGATCAACGGGACTCCTGTTCATTTTGATGCTTTTATACAAAATATATTGGTTGGCCATGACCAAGCTAAAAAACGTGGTGAAAAATTTAGTTGGGATGTAGTTACATATAAAGCTATACTAGAAGATGGTACACCGTTATGGCCTTCGTGGTTTGGTGAAAAAGAAATGGAGAGGAAGAAAAAGTTTTATTCTGATTCTGGTCAACCGCAGAAGTTCTATCAAGAATATATGATGGAAGTTCAAAGCAAAGAAGATTCTATATTTACCAGAGATCATATAAAATATTGGGAAGGAAGCTTTCGGTATGATGAAGATACAGAAGTATCATATGTTATTAATAAAGGTGAAGAAATACCTGTCAATGTTTTTGCAGGTGTTGATCCCGCCACTGATAGTACTAGGCGCGATACTGACTTCAGTGTTTTATTGTATGTCGCAGTTGATGGCAATAATAATGTATATGTGCTTGATTACGTTCGCAAGCGTTCGATACCTGTTCTTGGGATTCCTGGAGAAAGTAAAAAAGGGATTGTGGATTATATTTTTGATTATAACAAAACATATCACCCTTCCATACATACGATTGAGGATACAAGTATGTCCAAACCAGTTTTCCAAGCGTTGGTATCAGAAATGCGTAGACGAAACGACTTTAGCGTTAAATATAATGCGGAAAAACCTGGCACAAGAATGTCGAAACGTGATAGAATTCAAGAAATTCTGGCGCAAAGATTCTCAATAGGTAGCGTTCATTTAAAAAAAGAACAATATGAATTGCAACATGAGATTTTAATTTTTGGACCACGTATGGGACATGATGATACAATTGATGCTTTGGCTTATGCTTGTAAGTATGCTCATCCACCAAAATCCATGAAGAAAAGAAAAAATGGAGATTGGTATAAACATAAACCCTCAGCAAAAAGCTGGGTAGTAGCGTAAGGAGATATAATGTTCAAAAAAACAATGAGTAAAATGTTCCCTCGAATAAAGTCTAATAATAAACTTGGAATGGGACAAAAGCCTGGAATGAGAATGAAAAGAAAACCAGGATCTGGAGGTTCTAGAAGAATGGGAACTCCAACAATAGGTAATATTTTAACAGGAAGAAGAAATAATAAGAAAAAAATGTATTAATGGCTTCTAATAATCAGATATTTGATGCAATAAATAATGTAGATCCTGAAATTGATTATACAGGAGCTAATGCTGATTATTATTTAAACAAATATGTTAATAGGCCAGAAGATGCTGGTACTTTAGAAGGAATTCATAAAGTTTTTAGCGATATGGGAATTGTTTTTCCAGGGGCAGATGCACTTAATGCTGCTTTATATACTGTTGAAGGAAATTATGGAAAAGCTGCTATATCATTTGCGTCTATACTACCTGCTATTAATGAAATAAGAAAAACTCAAAAAGTATTAAAGCAAAGTGGTGAGCCTTTAGTTAAAATATATAGAGGATATAGAGATTGGTATCCTGGATCAATGATAAAAAATGATCATTTTGTATCTAGTGGAGAAAGAAGTATGAGAATGGTAAGAGGTGAGCGTCAAAAAGTTTTATATACTGCTACTGATAAAGAACAAGCAATGCATTATGCACAAGGACATAAAGATGGTATAATATTAGAATTTGAAGTACCTGAATCTTATGTTTTAAAAAATGCATTAAATGCTTGGGGTAAACAGGCATTAAGAACAATAGATGATTTGTATGATGAAGCTGGAACATATCTTGGCATGCCTATATGGGAAAAGGGATTACCTAAGCAATTTTTAAAAAAAGTTCATAAAGTATACGATGAATCAAAAAGCATCGATGTTTATTAATTAAGGAGATTAAATGGCAAAAAGAACAGATAAAAATGCATTACGAATAAAAGATATATTTGAAATAGCAAATGGTGAATATAGAGCCCAATGGGAATATGTTAATCAAAAAGGTGTAGATTTTGCTAATGATAATCAACTAACTGATGAAGAGAGGGTTGCATTAGAAGAACAAGGCATGCCAACATTCACAATCAACCGCATTATGCCTGTAGTAGAAATGTTAAATTTTTACGCCACAGCTAACAAACCTAGATGGCAAGCCATTGGCGCAGAAGGTAGTGACATTGATGTTGCTGCTGTATTTTCTGATATGGCCGATTATATATGGGACAATTCTGATGGATCCTCTCTTTATGCTAATGCTGTTAATGATGCAGTTACAAAAGGAGTAGGCTATCTACATATTACAGTAGATACTGATTCAGATAATGGGATGGGGGATGTTGTTATTAAAAATCCAGAACCATTTGATGTTTTTGTAGATCCAAAATCAAGAGATTTATTATTTAGAGATGCTTCATTTATTTTAATTAGAAAAATTTTACCTAAAGATCATTTAATTTCTATTTATCCTGATTATAAAAATAAAATTAAAAAAGCTGGTTCATTAAATGATAATGAATATGATTATAGTGAAAAATCTAGATCTACTACTATGAAAGATTTTGGTTATAAAGATATTGACTCTTCAGATACATCTACTTTAGAAGGAGATAGAGAAGAAGCTATAGAATATTTTGAAATGTATGAAAAAATTAAAATTAAATATGTTAATGTATTTATCAAGAACCATTAACTAAAGAAGTATTGCAACAAATACAACAACAAGTTTCAGTAAAAATGCAAGAAATGCAAGCTGAATTAGAAGTAGGATTTTTAGAACAGCAAAAAGCTATGGAAATGGCAGTCCAATCTGGAGAAATGATTCCAGAAAGATATGAATTAGAAATACAAAAATTACAACAAAATATGCAAATGCAATTACAACAAGCTCAAGAACAGATGACTGCTGAATTACAAAAAAATGCTAGTATAGTTCAGAACGTTGTTATTAGTGATAAAGAATATCAAATAATGGTAAAAGATACTGCTTTTAAAGATAAAATTGTTGATGCAGTTGAATTTCATGGAACAAGAATACAAAAATGTTGCATTGCTGGAGATAAAACATTATTTACAAAAATTTTACCAGAAGGGATTACAGAATATCCTATTGTACCATTACATTATAAATGGACAGGAACTCCATATCCAATATCGGCAGTTTCTCCATTAATAGGCAAACAAAGAGAAGTTAATAAGTCTCATCAATTACTTATACATAATGCTTCACTAGGTAGTTCTTTAAGATGGATGCATGAAGAAGGAAGTATTGATACTGATTATTGGGAAAAATATGCAAGTTCTCCAGGAGCATTGTTACCAATAAGACCTGGTTCTCAAGCTCCACAAGCTATTCAACCAGCTCCATTAAATAGTGCATTTTTTAATATTGTACAAAATGCAAAAGGAGATATGGAATATTTAGCAGGAATATATTCTTCTATGATGGGAGATACTGGATCTCAACATGAAACATATAGAGGTATGTTGGCTATGGATGAATATGGTACTAGAAGAATTAAACAATGGATGCAAAATGCTTTAGAGCCTGGATTAAAACAAATTGGGTTAGTTGTGAAACAATTTACTCAATCTGTTTATACTGCTCATAAAGTATTTAGAATTGTTCAGCCTAGTGCTATTCAAGAACAAAGAGAAATTGAAATTAATATTCCTATATATAATGATTTAGGTGAAGCTGTAGGTAAATTAAAAGATTATGCATCAGCTAAATTTGATATTAGAATAGTTGCAGGTTCTACAATGCCTGTTAATAGGTGGGCATATTTGGCTGAATTAAAAGATATGATGCAAATGGGTATTGTTGATGATATAGCTGTATTAGCAGAAACTGATTTAAAAAATAAAGAACAAATTGCTAAAAGAAAAAGTGTATATTCTCAGCTACAAGGTCAAGTTCAAGGAATGGAAGAACAACTTAAAAAACAAACTGGAACTATTGAAACATTAGAAAGACAATTAGTTCAAGCTGGTATAAAAGATAAAGTGAATAAAGCAGAAGTTGAAATAGCTAAACAAAAATCTCAAGTTGATACAGACACTAAAAAAGAGTTTCTTGAAACTCAAGCAAAACAAAAACTTGCACAAAAAGTTGTCATAGATGAAGCTAACCAGCAAAAAGAAAGAATTAAAATGGAAGCAGATAATATAATAAAAAACTTGCAATCTAATACTGAAAAGAATTAGATTATACTCAAATTTCTTAACATAAAGGAGAGATAATGATAAAAGAAGAAGGAAGTAACTCAATTCCAGCGACAGAAGCTCAGGCTGAAGATGCTGTTTTTGACTCTGACAATTTCTTTGAAAATCTGGAAAGTTCCGTTAATGGAATGCAGACAGAGGGAGAAGAACCAATTACCCCACAAGAGGTAACCCCTAATGATAGTGGCCCCGCAAAGGTAACCCACGCTAAATCACAAGGATCCGAACAAGTGGACTGGGACAATGAGAGCAACCCATATAAAAAAAGATACACGGATTCAAGTAGAGAAGCTACGAAAATGTATGAAGAGCTTAGAGACTTGAAACCCTTCGTACCAGTTCTTGAAGCAATGAAAAGAGACAGTGGTCTTGTTGATCACGTACGTGGATATTTGAAAAATGGAGGTGTTCCAAATCAAACTATTCAAAATAAATTAAATTTACCTGAAGACTTTGTTTATGATGCGAATGAAGCTGTTACAGATCCAAAATCTGATTCAGCTAAAGTTCAACAAGCTCATATTGATAGTCTTGTTCAAAGTAGAGTTAATCAAGTTTTGTCTAGGGAGAAAAAGGCTGCATCTCAAATGCAACAAAAAATAGGTCTTAAAAAGCAGCAAGAAGAGTTTGTTAAAAGACATGGAATGACTGCTGAAGAGTTTGATCAATTTAAATCTGCTGCATCACAAAGAAAAATGACTCTTGATGATGCATACTATATTTTAAATAAAGATAAAGCTAATAAAAATGTTGCAAATAATACTAAGCAAGATATGCTTAAACAAATGAAAAATGTACGTAATATTCCAGCAAGTGCTTCTGACTCAAACAATCAAGGCAATTCGCAGAAATCACCAGATAATAAACTGTTTGATAATATGCTAAGTCTTGATGGTGATGTAGATAACTTGTTCGGATAGATACTAATTTTAGATCATCTACCGAGCGCAATAATAACAAACCTGACCGAAGGTATATAATGATATATACAGCTGAGTGATGGTTAAAGGAGATGATTAAATGTCTGATATATTTAATGTAGAGACTTATTCAGATACCACATCGAGTTCTGGCGTTACGTCAGGTAGTAGATATGGTGCGGGTCTTGACACTGGTGATCTTCGTAGAAAATTTAACTTTGGTGACAGAGTTTCTGAGTTATCAATAGCTCAGGATCCGTTTTTTAGATTTGTAAGTAAAGTATCTAAAAAATCTACTGATGATCCAAGTTTTAAATTTACTGAGAAGAGACCTTCATGGCATAAAAGATATGCCTATGTAGTAGCACAAAAAGTATCTGGTTCAGCTGAACCACATAATGCTGAAATCGATGATACAAGCACTGCTAGTGCTGTTGCTGTTGGTGGAACAGTTAAGTTGTACATGGCAACAGATTACTTGTCAGCAGGTAACCTAAGTAGTGTTTATGGCGCTAGTAGTGGAGCTGTAAATGTTGGTGGAGCTGGAACTAGACCTGAGTTTTTATTAGAAGGTCAGTTAATTAAAGTTCCTGTGAGAGCTGAAGGTACTGCTACACATGAAACAACTGGATACCATGTAGTTAAAATTACAAATGTAGAAACTGAAGATCTTTCCAGTAATATGGGTGTAGATAATGATAATGCAGAATGTAAATTAATTACAGGTACTGTAGTAAAAAAAGCTAGTGATAATGAACTTGCTTCATATATCCTTGATACTGGTTTTAGTACAGGAGCTTCTGGTGGATCAAATGTTGTTTCAAGTGAAAGTGTTGCTGGTAAATTAGAAGCTTTACGTTCTTATGTTATTGGTTCTGCTTTTGCTGAAGGATCTGGTTATCCAGAAACTTGGAAAGATCAACCTTATTCAACTGGACAAGGTCAAACTCAAATATGGAAAACTTCATGTGCAATGACAAACACTGCGAGAGCAACTGCATTGAAATATGAATCAAATGAGTGGGCTAGGGTCTGGAAAGAAAAGTTAATTGAGCATAAGTATGATATTGAACAATCATTATTATTTGGTTCTCAATATTCTGATGCATCTGGTGTAAACTATACACAAGGAGCTGTAGATTGGATTTCTACTTATGGTAATTCTTTTCAATTGAATATCAATTCTAAAACAGCTGATAGCTTTTTAGATGATCTTTCTAATTTATTAGATCCAAGATACAATAATAGTAAAGCTAATGTATTTTTCTGCTCTACTGCAGTTTATAATTGGTTACATAAATTAGGTGGATACTTCCAAAATAATTTGGAAATTTCAACTAACTTTAGAGCTGATTTAGCTGTAACAGGCAGAAAAAAAGTTCTTGGCTTAGATACTACAACTATTTCAACAGTATATGGTGATATGAACGTTGTTAGAAATATTCACTTAGATGGCACTAATATTGCTATGCTAGGTGTTAATATGAAACATTGTGCTTATCGTCCATTAGTTGGAAATGGTTTAAATAGAGATACATCCGTCTATGTTGGTGTGCAAACACTTGAAAACTCTGGGGTCGACAGACGAGTAGACATGATCTTAACTGAAGCTGGAATGCAGTGGGAAATGCCTGAATCGCATGCACTGTGGGTTAATTCCGCTTCGTAAATAAGGAGATAAATTATGGCAAATCCAATTTATGGACAAAATAAGGTAGATGAAGTATTATCTGACTTAGGTAGAATATTGGCTTATGGTAAGCCAGGTGGTGCTAGTTTAGCTCTTAATAAACTAGAGCATACTATATCTGCTGCAAGTACAGACGATAAAACCTTTGTAGATGCTATGCCTGCCTCAGGGAATGCAAACATTCAAATCTGGGGTGGTTACATCGAAGTAAAAGGAATGAGTCCTGGTGCTACTTTAGATCTTGACTTTGGTCATACAAATCATTTAACAATATTCCAAGAAGCTATTAGTGCTAATGGAATTTATGGTTTGGATGCTCCATCGTATGAGGCTTCAGGAGAAGATGTAGTAATAACTGTAACATCTAACAACTCGACTACACCTGTACACTGTAAGATTGTTCTATTAGGTGCTGTTCCTGTTACAAGTTAGGAGGATAGTTAAATGAGTAAATACTGGATAGCTAATAATCCTAATAGCGAAGTTACTGATGCCGAGGCACAAAAGTTAGAAGAGCTTTCAGCAACTACAGTTAGTTTAGCAGAGTTAAATATGTTAGACGCTAGTAATACTGAACCAGCTGATGGTCCTATGTCTTTAAGTAGATGGGCTAAAGCTGAGTATGACTTTGCTGTAGACGGTGGCGCTATTAGCGCAATTGGTCTTGGTGTAACTATACCTGATAATGCTATCGTTACTGGTGGTTTTGTTGAAGTAGTTACAACATGTACTAGTTCAGATGACTCTGGTACTATGGCTTTGCATATACAAACTGCAAATGACCTTGTTACTGCTACTGCCATATCTGGCGGTAGTAATATATGGGATGCTGGTATACATAGTATTGTACCAGCAGGTACTGGAGCCACAGCAATTAAGTGTACTGCTGCAAGAGAGATCACTGCTACTATAGCAACTGATGCTTTTACAGCTGGTAAGCTTAATGTCTGGCTACAATACGTTATAGGTGAATAATAGCTAGTAAACATTTGGGGGCTGTGACTGCGGAGAGCTTCCCCTCCCTGTAGTCGCAGTTCCTGAATTTAACAATAACGATCTCATTCACGGGTAGTCATACCCTTAGAGAGGAAGGAAATAAATGACGTTTGAGGAACAAATAGAAAGTTTAACAGGATTGACTATATCAAGTACAGGAACTACTCCTACGCAAGATGAAGCTAGTCAATTTCTAAAAGATGGAATAAAAGATGTTATCAATAAATTAATTGAAATATCTCCTGCAGAAACTGCAAAATTTACAGCAACAACTCATGATGCAGAAAATAATGGTATTGTTATTACAGGTAAATCAATTGCTATAGTAAGAGAACATGATAGTACTTCTATATTACGACCATGTACATTAATTTCATCTCAAGATAGATATGAAGCTACAGATGTTAATAGTATTAAATATAGATCTGCATACAATCCAGGTTATTACATATTAGATGGTAAAATATTTTCTGTTCCAGCTTCTGCTTCTGGTAATAATGATTTAATTGTAACTCAAGTTACTTATCCCTCTACAACATATTTAGAATCGACTATTATTAATTTTCCAGATGAATTTGAATATTTAGTTGTTATTTATGCCTCAATGAAATCTTTAGAATCAAAAATGGCAGAATATACTATAACTGAAGAAGATAGTGAATTAGCTCAATCTTTAGGGTTAAATATAGCATCTTTAGGAAAACAATATAATGAAGGATTATTAGTAAAAACACCTCAACAAGAAAGACGACCACGTCAAGCAGAAAGTGAAAGACAATAATGACTATTAAGCAAATTATGGAAAGAGTTGGATTAACAGAAACAGGTCGAGCTGTTGCATATATAAAAGATGCATTAGAAGAGATTAATGTAAGGTCTGAAACACATATTACAACTTCAAAAATAAGTTTAGCTAAAGATCAAAGATTATATGATATACCTAATCATGTTATTCAAATAAAAGATGTAAGAGTAAAAAATCATTTAAATTCTAAAGATGAATACAGATCTATTTCTAGATTAATACATAAACCTTTAGTTAAAGATGCGGACGGAGTATAATTATGGCAGAAGTTAAAGAATACGGATATTATATAGAAGGCAATAAAATTGCTATTGTTCAAAAAGATATTTCATTTGATAATGATGTTAATTCCAGAAATTATGGACCAGATGCAGATAAAATATTATGGAAATCTCCATTAGAAAGTGTAACTGATGGTCTTGAGTTGCAATATAGTTATGTTCCTGACTATAGAATTAATGATGCAAGTGATACTCAAGCTATTACTGGATATGAGGAAGAAGGAACAGGTTTGTTAAAAGTAACAGGAGGTAGTTTATCTACTTCTGCATCTATAACTCATATTGTTATAGAAGGATTAGACAATTTTAACGGTTTACATAAAGTAAAAACATTACATTCTGATTATTATATATTAGAAACTAAATATAATGGCCCAGATGTAACTAATGCTGGTACAATGTCAATAGATGTATCTGTGTTGCAAGATGAATCATTTGAAATAGATTTACCAACATATTTACAAAAAGCATTAATTTATTATATAAAATCTAAATTTTTTGAGGATTTAGGTGATTTAGAAAAAAGAGAATATTTTGAAACTTTGTTTTTAGAACAAGTAGAAAGACATAATAATGCAAAAATTGCAGGATTTAGAGTTATAGCTACAAGTTCTAATGCAATAAAATAACAATAATAAACAAGCCCATTCACGCACAGCCAGTGCTTAGGGTAGGAGGTAAACATGGCAGGATATAAAATACATAACTTCACAGTTCAAGAAGCTCAAAATATACAGATGGGTCAATGCCCTTCTGCATATTTAGATTCAGGGACTGCATTTGAATCCATAGCAAATGGATTAGTTGTAATAGCTGTTCAAGTAATACAAGATACAAGTTTTGCTCAATTATTAGCAGAAGATCCACATACAGGTATTGGAACAGGAGCAGGTAATGACAATTCACATAACCCTGGTGAAACTGGTGATAAAATAGGAACATCAACAATATTTCCAGCAGGTACAGTATTATATGGTAGATGGACAACCGTAGAAGTTAATGATGATAGTGGTATTGTAGTTCTTTACCTGGGTAAATAATGTTAGGCTTAGGTAATAGGATCAAAACAAGTCAAGAACCTAACAAAGTTTGTGGTTATAATATGGCTCAGGATACTAGGTTTTTAAGAACTATAGGAACTGGAGATACTGATTTTGATAATCTTACAGGCTATACTTTTTTAATTTTTCTTGAAGATACAGGTGGAAGGTATCAAACTTTAAGCAATACACATTTTCCTGCTGCGCTTTCTATTGGAACTACTAATGTTGGAATGGGTGCTGAATTTACATGGTACGCAGGTACAGATAGTATTGTTATGCGTAAATATGATGGCAGTGGTGCAACCACAAATAATCAAAATGTAAATCTAGGTGGTTCACAAGCAAATCTTTGGGCTAATCATAATGTTAATGATACATGGGTAGGTTCATCTTCAAGTACTTTTGCAGTAGCTCAAACTTTTGGAGATACTACAGACGCAGGCGATGAATATCAAGACTTTTATTTTAGTAGTAGGTCAGTTTTAAGAAAAACTACAGATATTGATGTTGATAATACTGGAGATATAAGTGTTAGTGGTTCTGAAATAAGAATATGCGATGGTGTAAATTCTATGTGGGATTTAGATTATGTAAGTAAAGGTTTAAAAGTAAATAAAATAATGTTTTGGAAACAAAAAATTACAAACAATGAACTTTACAGATTATGTGGATATGGTGCTCCTTCATCATATAGTGAGTCTGGAGTAAATGCTGTTATGGGTGTTGATTGTTTTAGAGATAGGTCAAGGTTTTTTGGAAGTAGTAATGTTAAATTTGCAAATATTAGCTGTACTCAACCTCATCATCAATGGGATTTTACTAGTGTAAAAAGAGTTGATAGTGATGATAATACTAGAGCTCCAAAAGGATATATAGCAGATGGAACAGGAAGAATTAACGATACTGGTTCTGAAGGAGATAAACCCTTAACATGTAGTGGTCCAGCTGCAATAATTAGTTTTCTTGACCCTGCTAATAAACAAGCTGTAGGAACTAGATAATGTATATAATAATAAACACATCAGACATTACAAGTGAAATGACAGAAGGTTCTAAAAGAGTCTTTGAAAGCATTGATAAAAGTAAATCAGTTATAATGTTTTATGAAAATTCAGAAATACCTGATGCATTAAACAGTTATGACAAGTTAAATGTGAATGAATTTCATTCTGAGATAGAAAAAGATTTAAATTTTTGGTTAGGTAGAGATAGTTTAATTTAAATAAAGGGAGTAGTAATGAAAAAAACAGAAAAGGAAGCTCAAAAAAAAGTTACAATAGATTCTAGGATAGAAGGATTGAAAAATCAACAAAAGGAATTGAGTCGTCTATTTGATAAGATTCAAGGAGCAATAGAAGTTCTTGAGGAAATAAAAAGAGAAGACAATGAAAAAACAGATTAGGGAAATTATTGAATGGAGTCTAAAAGAAATGGATCTCTATTCAGAAGATGCAGTAGACTTGGTCTACAAAACAGGGAATGCCGAAACAGGATATAGGCATTTAAAACAAATGGGAGGTGGTCCAGCAATTGGGTTCTGGCAAGTAGAACCTGCAACGCTTATTGACATAATAGATAATTACGTGAAATATCGTCCTAAGCTTGAAAAACGCCTCAAATCGTTAGGTTTTGATAAAAGGGATATGGAAGTAAGGGTAATGGGTAATTTAGCCTTACAAGCAGCATTTTGTCGCTTAAAATATAGAAGAGACAAATATCCACTACCAAAAGCTAATGATTTAAAAGCTCAAGCTGAATGTTGGAAAAGAGTATATAATACTCACCTTGGAAAAGGAACTATAAAACATTTTATGGAGGCTAATGATGAATAAAATTGTAAAAACAGCAATAGTAACGCCAGATAAGCATTTTCCATTGCATGACCAAAAAGCCATTAATGTAGTATGTCAGGCAATTGAAATTGTAAAGCCTAATGCATATATAGATTTAGGGGATACTGGTGAATGGGAATACTTTAGTACTCATTACTGGAAAGGACGATCTGCTAAACCAATGGAAGATTTAATACCATTGCTAGATAAAGATGTAAAAGCTGTTAATAAAGGTATGAATCAAATTGACAAAGTATTAGATAAGGTCAATTGTCAAGAAAGGCATTTTGTTCAAGGTAATCATGAGGTATGGTTAGATAAATTTGTTACAAGGTATCCTTACTTAGATCAATATATGACTTATAATGCTTTAAAATTAGAAGAAAGAGGTTACGAGTATCATCCCTATAATAGACAGCAAGGTTTAAAAATAGGAAAACTTAATTTTACTCATGGAAAATTTACTTCTAAATATCATTCTTTTAAACATTTAGATGTATATGGTGAAAGTATTATGTATGGACATACTCATGATTTACAAAGACATACTAAAACTCATAGAGGCGGTACAATAAGTGCCTGGAGTTTAGGTTGCTTAAAAGATATAGAAGCAGATGAAGATTGGTTAAGAGGCAGTTTAACTAACTGGAATCACGGATTTGCTATAGTTAATTTTTTTACAAATGGTAATTTTAATGTTGAAGTAGTAGAAATTATTAACGGAAAGACAACTTTATGGGGACAACTTATAAAGGGATAATTTATGGAGAATAATGGAACAAGAAACAATAGAAAATTTAATAGGCGAATATGGCTGGATGGCTGCAGTAGCATTCTTGTTCTTAATAGGACGTAATACAATTGAATCTCTAATTGAAGCCATTAAGGTTTTTGCTGGAGATGATTTAAATACAGATGATGTAATTATCTTTGATGGAAGACCTGCTCGAGTTGTTCGAGTGGGATTATGGAAAACAATACTTTTTGTATACGAAGTCGGATGTGCTAATGGTAAAGCAATAGTTAAAGGTGGAAATAAAGTCGCTATACAAAATGATAAACTAAAAGACCATTTAATAGAAAAGCCTTTACCAATGCTAGATTTAAAAAAATGGGATGACTGTGAGGATTAAATGCAGGATACATTAAAAATTTTAAGTAATTACCCTGAACTAGGAATAACTAGTAGTTTAGGTTCAGGTGTAATACATTGGTTGGGAGTTTTAAACCCTATATTAAGTTTTATATCACTTACTATAGGAATAAGCATAGGAATAATGACGATATATACTAAAATAAAAGGAGTAAAATAATGGCAACATTAACATCGCAAATAACTGAAACATTAACATTAAATGGAACAGCTCAAGGCGGAACTAATACATTTACAATTACTGGTATTAATGAATCATTTAAGCATATTGTAGCTTGTACTACTGATAGAAACGAATTATTTGCTGCAGTAGGTTCAGGTACAGATAGAGGTAGTTTTATTGAGGCTGATATTAGATATATCAGGATTTCTAATCTTGATGGAACTAACCATGTAGTATTGTTTTTTAAAAACGAAAGCAATGATGAGTTTGCAGTAAAGCTTGATAAAGGACAATCATTTATTTACAATGCTGATACAGCTGGTGGAGTAGTTGATACATTTGATGCTAATTCAGCAGGAACTGCAAGTTCTGGGCAAATAGCTGATTTAACAAATATATATGCTCAAGCTGACACTGGTTCATGTAATTTAGAAATATTTGTAGCAAGCGTATAAAATAAAATAAAGGAGATATTATGCCTAAAGTTGGAACAAAGAAATTTAGCTATAGTAAAGCAGGTAAAGCTGCTGCTAAAAAATATGCTAAAAGAACAGGTAAGAAAATAGTTAAAAGTAAAAAATCTAACAAAAAAAACTATAACATAACAAGGAATATAGGTTACTAATGTATCATGCTCTTAGTATATTATATTTTCTGTTAGGTTTTTCTATAGTATTTGGTATAGGATTTTATATATTAAGTGATAAATTTTTTGATTTTTATCTTGATGATTTCACTGAAGGAGAGGATTGGTAATGTTATTAAAGAAAGCAGCATTAAAATTATTAGTTAATCAAACTATTAAAGCAATTGAAAAAATTTCAGATAAAAAGATTGCTCGTGATCATCATAATAGAATTAAAGAACTAGAAAACGAAGTCAAAGAATTAAAAAAAGATTCGCATCCACCGCAAGAATATGTATGTTGTAAAAACTGTGGATGTAGAATAGCTAAAACGAAAAACAAATAAAGGAGAAATACTATGATGTCATTTATTACAGCAAACTGGGAATGGGTCTTATTAGGCTTATATGTCCTAGAAAAAGCAGTAAAACTAAGTCCTTCTAAAAAAGATGACGTAGTTTTTGATATGATATTAAAACCTATTATAGATAAGATTAAAAAATAGGTGGCAAAGCAAGTCTTAAATATAGTAGATTTTTCTGGCGGTATAAACAAGGCAGTAGATAAACGTGATATAGAATTAAAGCAAATTGTTGATTCAGACGGCTTAATGAGTTATCGTGCAGGGAGATTAACGCTTAAAGGGTGTTTAAATACTATACCAGGACTTAATGAAAATACTGGTAGCTTTTCATCTCAGTATATATCAGAAGGAATTCCTAATTTATATGGTATATTTCCTGAGTTTGGATTTCGTATTTTTGGAAAAGCTAAATGTACAGGTGTTTCTGGCACTACTGGAACTTATACGGTAGAGCCAGGAACTGCCTATCATTCTTTAGATTTAGGAGCAAAATTAACAGTAATAAAGACAAACACTGATAGTCAGTTTTTAGGTAAAAATTTAATTGTTACAGAGATTGTTAACAATACAAGCTTTAAAGCAGATGATTCAACTGGAATGAGTACTAATGGATTAATTTATTATGCTTTAAACGCTCAATATGATTCAAATGAAATATTAAACTCTATTAGCACAACTAATTATGATGATAATAAATATTTTTTTAAAGCCACTCAATATGGTAAGTTTGGATTTTATAATATAGGTAGTTTTAGACATTGGTACGGAAGGTCAGATGAAGGATATTCCAATCATTTTAGTAATGATCCTTGGCATTTTGATACAAAATATTTATGGGATTGGAAACAAGATAATAGAGAGCTTTTAAATCAAGGGAATATTAATCAAACTAAAGTACTTGATGGATTTTATGAAAGTGGCGTATTTAGATTATTATTAGATTTTCCAAATAATTATAATTATGGAAGATTTGTACGCCCTATAGGACTATATGCAATAAATAATTCTACAAGATTTGGTACTTCAAAAATATTTCAAGGATGGTATCCATTAAGGTCTCATTGTTTAAGTCCAGAAGAATATCATAATGCAACAACCAATATAACTTCAGTTAATAAAGGTACAAATTTTAATGGAGCAGGTTCTATTATACATCATGCAACTGCTGCTACATTAACTGACTGGGATGCTCAAGTTGAAAGTCCTGTAGGTGTTGGTTATTTAAGTTCTACAAAAATTCCACATCAATTTGCAGTTGGAGTAGGAACTGGAAATAATTCTATATCTGGAGATTGGCAGTTTGATACAGATCAAGAGCATAGAACGATTGGATTAGGAATTTCTTTTTTATATGATAATATTGAAAATCCATCTGAATCATTAATTAGTCCTTTAATTACTTCAGCTAATGCTAATACAATTACTATTAGTGGAGAAAACGATAAAGCTTTATTTTTATATTGGAAAGTATATCAAGGAGATGATACACACACAAGTAATCAAAAAGAATTATCTAGTACTTTCCAATATCCTACATCAGTAGCAGAATTTAGAGGTTCTGATATGAATGAAGGTTTTTCAAATTGGGGACAATGGAATCCAAGAATTGTAGGAGCTAATGTTTGGCTTACATATAATAATGAAGGAGCTATTGACGATCCATTGTGGTTAGCTACAATTAGCTTTGAAAACACTAAAAAAAGTTTTTCTCATGATGGAATTGAAGTAGAGTCAACATCAGAAGATTGGTATGCAAGTAGTGAAGGATATACAGTAAGGCATCAGTTTATTAAAGGTATTCCAACAGTGCCTGTATTAACATATAGTTTAAAAAATGGATATAAACATACAGATAACATTCATGCATGGTATAAAACACACGCTATTGTTAATCGAAGATTATATGCTGGAAATGTAGCATATTATAAAGATAAAGAAATAAATTTAGATGATAGTGATTCTCCAAATGTTTTTCCTGATAGAATATTAAGATCCCCTGTTAATAAATTTGATATATTACCATCTTCAAGTTTCTTAGATATTACTAATAATGATGGTCAGGATATTGTTAAATTAGTTTCATTTAATCAAAAGTTATTAGTTTTTAAAAATGATGATTTATTTGTAATTGATTGTTCAGGAGAAATTGAATATTTAGAATCAACACATAGAGGAGTAGGAATATCTTCTCCTACTGCAGTATGTTCAACTCCTAATGCTATTTACTGGGTAAATAGTCAAGGTGTTTATGCTATGGATATGGAAAATCCTCCTGTAAATATTATAAAAAATATGATACCTACTGATGAATGGGTACAAAAAATATATAACCCATTTACTCATATTGAATATGAACCTCAGGATAATTTGTTATTAATATTTAGTAGATATAAAGATGTGGGAAATTCCTTATACGACCAACATGTTTGGGTTATAAATATTGCTACAGCAGGTCTTTATTTTAAAAGTAGTCCTTCTGTTATTGGTGGTTCTCAATATTCAAAAGGAGTTATTTCAAATAATAAATTGTATTTAAGTGTAAAAGATGCAAGTGGAGATGGTGAATCATTCCATGCTAATAATAGTACGGCATTTGTATTAGGTAATAAAGCTAGAGTTGTGCTATCATTTAAAATTAATAATTCAAGCCATAACAATAGTTTAGGAGGTACGGGTAATAAATATTTAATGCTTCACAAAGGTTCTACATGGACAAAAATTAATAATACTGCTTTTAATGAGTCATTAAATTTATCTGATGATGAAGAAGCAGCAAATCTATTGATCCCTTTATTTCTTGAAAAATCTAATACATTAGGAGTAAATAATTCTGATTACATTCATAGTATGAGTTATTTAAGTAGTAATGATAGTTTTTTAGTAACTGCATTGGCTAGATATGTTGGAGCTAGTTATACTTTAAATGCTGAATCTAAAGGAGATTATGGGTCTACTCCATGGGCATTAAGTGATGATGGAACTGAGGGTAATATTGCAATTGGAGATTTGACTAATTTTACTATTATGCAAAACCAAGCTGGTACTGACAATACTTATGGAGTATGGCAAATATATGCTGATAGAGGAAACAAATCTAATTCTGGAACAGAATACACTATTGAAATACAATATGGAATTAGTACTGGAAACGATTCATTTGAATCAAGAACTATGAAAACACATTACATTACATCGACTAATCCTGCAAATTTATATAATGCTGCAACTAGTTCAAATTATTCTAATGATTCTGATGCAGGGGAAACCAATTTAAATAATAGTAATGCATTAATAACTAATATACATGAATTTTTACAAAACAATACTTTGACAGATCCGTATTCAGGAACAATTAATTTAAATGACCATTTTAATTTTGGTGCAATAGCTACTGATTCCGATGGAAGTGTAACAGGAACTAATAATTTAAAATATTTTACAATGACAATGAAATCAAGCTCACCTTTTTCTTCATATTCAGATACGGCAATTAATGCATATGCAACTGGAGGTACTAATGGTTCAATATTAAGATGGGAAAGTGATGCTGAAAGTGATTTAAACAAAGCTTTACTAGAAACTAAAGATTTTGATTTTGAACAACCCAATGTAAGAAAAAAGATATATAAAGCATATATAACATATAAAGCAGACTCTGATATAAAAGTATATTATCAAGCAAATCAAAGCGGATCATTTACATTAGCTACTGTAGAAAACTCAACAACAGATAATACATTGCTTCATAGCACAGAATATACAAGAGGTGAAATTACATTTGGAACAGGAGGAAATAATATATATTCATTTGCATTAAAATTTGAAAGTACAAATGTAGCTAAAATATTTGACATTAATGATATAAGTTTTGTATACAGAATAAAAAGACCTAAATAATGAGTAATATTAATACAAAAATAAGACAAAGAATTAGTTCTGATAAATTATCCGTACAAACTAAATTACCTTCTAATTCAGAAGGTAGAGATGGGGATTTAAGATTAACTACTGTAAAAGGTGTAAACATATTATTTGGTAAAATAAGTGGTAAGTGGTATAATTTTGGTCATGGTAAAACAATTGGATATAGAAATAAAGCAGCTTTAAAAGAAAAAGTAACTGACGATCATATACGTCAATTAAATCTTGATAATGATTTATATATGAAAAAAGCTAAATTTAGTGTTTCAAATATTGATTATTTAACAATTGATTCTAAAGTTTTTGATGTAGCATCTAGCAATACTGTAAGTAAAATATCAATAGGTGATATATCTCTACAACCTACATGGGGAACAACTGGGTCTACAATAAAATTAGAAAATGGAGATAGTGGAGCTGATTTAAAAATATTAGGAGCTGGTTCTGCTTCAGGAAATAATAGTGGTGGTGATACAGTACTTTCTTCTGGTACAAAAGCACCAGGTGGTAGTGGATCTCATGGTTCTATAACATTAGGAGCAGGAGATAGTGGAACGTCTGCTGCTACAGCTTTAAATGTTAATGCTGCTAGTACTGTTTTATCAGGAACATTAACTATAAATACTATTAATACCGATACAGCAGGAGATAATTATTTAGTTGAAGTAAGTGGAGTAGTTAAAAAAAGAACTCCAGCAGAAGTATTGTCTGATATAGGGGCTCAAGCTGCTGGAAGCTATATAACTGGTAGTGGTTCTTTATCAGCTCAAGATTTAACAGATATAGGTAATTTAAGTGGAACTAATACAGGTGACCAAATTATACCTAATAATTATTTAAGAGATAATGAAGATGATACAACTAGTGGAACTATAACTGCAGCAGGATTTACAACTACAGGAACTTGGACATTTGATGATGCAACAAGTGGAACAGTAGGGATTACAACAGTTCATACAGGTAGTAGTTTTACAGACAATGATACATCTTTAATGACAGCAGGAGCTATTAAAGAAAAAATAGAAGCTTATGGATATTCAACTACATCAGGAGATATAACAGGAGTAACTGCAGGAGATGGACTATCAGGAGGAGGCAGTTCAGGTGGTGTTTCTCTAGCTGTTAATGTAGATGATTCTACTATTGAAACAAATAGTGATACATTGAGAGTTAAAGATTCAGGTATTACTCTTGCTAAGATGGCAAATATAGCAGATAATACAATATTAGGTCGCCACGATGAGGGCGATGCAGGTGCACCAATAGCTTTATCAGCTTCTTCTGTTAGAGCTTTATTAAATGTAGCCAATGGAGCAACTGCAAATACTGGAGATATTACAGGGGTAACAATAACTACAGATTCAGGAGGTGGTTCAGCAGCTTCAGATACAGGTGGTTCTGCTGATTTTTCCATACTAGGCTCTAGTGGAGTAGGAGTAACAAATAGTGGTACTACAATAACTGCTGTGGCTGTTCCTGCAGAAATAGACCACGATTCATTAAACAATTGGTCTGCTAATAAGCATATAGATTGGACAGCATCAAGTGCAGGTACTATACATGCTAGTAATTATGTTGACAATGATACAACTTATAGTGTTATGGCATCTGGTAATTCTTATGCAGCTGGATTAGTTGCAGCAGGAAGTGGAACTCATAGTAATCAATTTCTTAGAAAAGATGGGACTTGGGTTGTTCCTACAGATACAGACACTAATACAAATCAATTAACAACATTTACAGTATCTGCTACAACTGATAGTAATGCAACAACAATATCTCAAGGCGATGATTTAATGTTTGCTGCAGGAACAGGTATAACTTGTGAAACAACTGCAGATGGAACAGTTACTATTACTAGTACAGTAACAGACACTAATACACAGCTTTCTACAGAAGAAGTTCAAGATATAGTAGGTGCAATGTTTGCATCAAATACAGAAACAAGAATAGCAGCTACTTATGTAGATGGAGGAGTAGGAGCAGGTAAAATAAATTTAGTAGTAGACGATATGACTGCAGATACAAACACTAATCAACTTACTACTTTTGATGTTGATGCAGACTCAGGAACAGCAGAAACAATAGCTCATGGAAACACACTTCAATTAACAGGTGGTACAGGTATTGATACAGTAGTTTCTTCAACTGATACTGTTACTTTTGCTTTATCAAGTGGAGCTGCTCTTTCTAATTTAGGTGGAGGTAGTGGTGCTACATTTTTAAAAAAAGATGGTACATGGGCAACTCCAACAGATACTGATACAAATACAAACCAACTTACTACGTTTACATTAACAGCAGATAGTGGAAGTAATCAAACAATACAACATGGTAATACATTAGATATAGCAGGAAGTTCGCCAATAGTAACAGCAGTAGGAGCGACTGATACTGTAACTGTTTCACTTGATGACCCTATTAACTTATCAGAACTTAATGAAAGCACAGATGCAACAGATGATAAAATATTATTATGGGATGAATCAGGTAGTGCTTGGAAATATATGACACTTGATAATCTTCAAGATTCGATTGACACAACAGGTGGCGGTGGTGGAGGAGGCAGTAATTATGTTACAGATGACGCTGATGATACTATGGCAGGAACATTAACTATTGATAAAGATTCTACAGCAACAACATCAAGTTCTGTATATGGTATTGATATAGATTTAGACCAAACAGGAGCAGTTGCAGGTGGTCAAACAATTTCAATGTATGGAATGAGAATTAGTCTTAACGATGACGCTCCAACACACGTACAAGGTCATTATCCAGTTGGCATTGAAAATAATGTTATATCTAATAAAACAGGCACATCTTTTGCTATGGGAATGTATAATCTGATAAAAGGCGGTGATGCTGATTATGGAATAATAAATAATGTTGGGGAAAATGGAGATGGTACTACAGGTTCTATAGGTATACAACAAACAGTTTCAAATGATGGAATAGATTATAGACAAAACAGTAGTGCAGATATAGGTGATTACTTTAGTATGAGGACTATTGCTAATGGAGAAACAACATTAGCTACAGTAGATGATGACGGTACAAAATTAGCAAACTTGCATATGGAGATTCAAGGATTTGTAGAATTTGACGGTTGTGGTGTTGGGTTTGATTTAGTTACTCCTACATATAACGCTACTGATACTGATGTAGATTTTAGAACAGGAAATAAACAGTTTGTAACATTTGGAGCAGGTAATATAACAGATTTAAATTTATATTTTCCTCCAACTTCAGGTAATTATACTTTATTAATAAAACAAGACGGTTCAGGCTCAAGAGCAATAACTAATTATAAAGCGTTTGACCGTACAGGAACAGCGGCAGGAAGTTCAACAGTACTATTTCCAGGTGGTGCTAACCCAACATTGACAACAACTGCAAATAAAGTTGATATTTTGTCATTTTTTTGGGACGCAGATAATGAGATAGCTTATGGAGTTGCAACTGTAAATTTCTAATGAACAAGCCAATAAACAGAACAACAGTACAATACGCTGAAAATAAATATAGAACTTATTGCTTTCAAGCTCCCATATTTTATAAAACAAGCGAAGGAACATATGAAGAAATAGACCATACGTTTCAAGATACAACATCAAATATTGGTGAAATATCTTTAATGAACAAAGGCGTACTTAGTGTAGGTAAAAGAAAAGGAAATAACCCTCATAAAGTAGTTGGCATAAGACCTGATAATAATCAACATGAAGGAACTCAGCAATTAGAATTTAGTTTGGTCAATGTAGAATTAGATGGCATTTCACAGGAATTTAACGTTGAAGATGATTTAGAAATAAAGTTAAAAGCTAGTAAAGTTTTTCAATTGATAAAATTAAACAAAAGCTTTCAAAGCTGTAAAATAGAATTTGATATATATGCTAAAAATTTAGAATTACAAAATACCAAATATGAAACAGATACTACATTATACGATTATAGCTTTAAAATAACCAATATAGGCGATAATAATGGTTCTACTACTTTAGGTATGTATAACAGTTATAACGTTGAAAATAGCGATATTCCAAGTTTAGATTGTTACGTTGGAAAAATAACAGATGAATATATAACTACAGGTGAGTATTCAATTAGCGAGGAATTTGGTGATGATGATCTTTCAGATTATACTCTTGAGCAAATGTACATAGGTGGAAGTAGTGTTTATTATAAAGACGCAATTATATTTGCAGTTAAACCTCAAAATATAGATAATTTTGAAAGCATTATAACGTCACATATATGTGATATTTATGGATATGAGATATTTAATGATGGAGGAAAAGGTGTATATTTTACAAAAAATAATAAGAAAATTGGAGGATTTTATTCAAATGATAATACGTTTTTTGCATTTTTTAATACTCAGCCTATACCTGATAAAATTAAAACATTATTTAAAAGGAAGACATTCCAAGAGACTTCATATGTAGATTTTACTGTGTCAGAATTTGAAGAAGCTATAAAAAGCAGGTTTAATAAAGATTTAAAAATTACAGTTAACAGCGATAATTACAAGCCATTTGAAAGTAACTGCTTTGAATTTAAAATTAACAAACATTCTATGGTTATTGGAACGCCTATAGCCTTTAATGAAAATTATGAAAATTTATATTATTCAACTGACCATACATTAACTATGAATGAAGACGGTAGCTATAGGTATACGAAACTTTTAACGCCTAAGCAATCACTACTTTTAAACACAGCTCAATACTTAGATACTGCTTTGGCTATAGACCAAGTTGAAGATTCTATACCTTTTTACCAAGTATCTACATCAAATACTAGTCAACTACCTAATCCACGTACTCAAGCAAATTTAACGATTATAAGAGATGCTACTTCAGGAACTGCAGCTAATCAAGGTGAAGGTGGTATTTTTAATGAAGATTTTATTACTACAGCAGTAGGAAGGTCATTTTCAGCAACATCTACAACGACAGGTGGTAGTCAAAATAGTCCTGGAGTAACCACATATACAAAAACATGGAGATTTACTCAATCTAATTTTCATTTTGATACGTCAGGAGTAACTGATACCGTAACAGCTGTATCGCTTAGGTTTAGAGGCACAGGAGTTTGTACAGACCTTATAGATGGAGTTAGAAAAGTAAATATCATAGCTTTAAAATCAAGTATCACAGGAACTTCAACTAGTGCATCTGATAGAACTGATGAGTTTAATAATATGGTGGGACATACATCAGGTTGGGATGATACTGATGTTACTCAATACTCGTCAAAAACAGGTATTACAGCTGATGTAAATGCATCATATAATTCAACAAGTCCTGAAAATACATTTATTACATTAAACAGTACTGCAAGAACTGACGTAACAAATGATAACGAGTTTACTGTAGGATTATATGACCATGATATTTTTTACGAAAATCCAACTTTAACGAGTTTGACAACAACAAAACAAAATTATTATTCAATGAATCAGGTTGATGCATTAACTACAGCATATAGACCATACTTAGAGTATTCAACTGATGTGTTTGTACCGTCAGCAAATGATTCAGTATTTTTTGGAACTAATTTTTAATGAATAAAACTATTGGATATATTAAGGAGAAGATATATATTAGAATGAAAGATTTTAGAAAAAAGGAGATAGAATGTCTGGACCAGGCAGAGTAAGATTTAAAGCAGATTTATATAAGACTGAATTAGAACAAAAAGAAATTCTAGACGATATTGCAGATGATTTAGAATCTGCTACAAGTAATATTGGAATTGCTAGCACGATTGGTCAAGTTATTGGTCTTGGTGTTGGTATTTCTACAGGAAATATAGATAAAGCCTTAAAATATGCAGATTGGGGTAGTAAAATTGCAAAGTATGGATACGGACAAAATGCTTTAAATAAAATAAAAGATAGAGAAATTCCAGATTTTAAGTTTTTCAATAGAGAGTTTCAAGAAAATTTAGAAACAGTATATGACGATGTAGATGATTATGTAGATGCTAATATAATATCAGATATAGGAACTTCAATTGCAAACAAAATGTATAGAGATAGATTAGATCCTTCATTAATAGGTTCTGCAGAAGGATTAGATTATACTATGGGTGAAAAAATGGCTATGCTTTCAGGTTCTGACGATATTACAGGAACGGGATTGTTTGAAGGTATTGGTAAATTTATAAATGCATCTCCTGGAACTCCTGCATATGCAGTAGGTAAAGGCATGACTAATCAGAATATATTAAATCAATATTTAATGTCAGATAATGTAGATCAAGCAATAGGACAGTATTTAGCTAAATATTTATTCCCGACACCAACTTATACTAGAGACTATAGTGATTATGTAAAAGTAGGACCTGGAGGTAATAAATAATGCCAGGAATTTATGATGAGCCATATTCAGGATATACTTCAACTCAATTAGGAGAAGAGTTTTATACTCACGTTGACGATAATCAATTCAGTGGGTTTTGGGATAATTTATTAAGTGAATGGATTAATCCAGATGCTTCTTGGTTTGCTTATGAAGCAAATCCTAGTGCTCCAATTGATTATTCACAAGGATGGGCTGATAGAGAAGAATGGTGGAATGAATATGGATCTATGTTTAATTTAGATATTGAATCTGGACTAACTTCTTTAGGTAGAGAAAAAAGAATTAGAGATTTAGGTCAATCTCAAGCATCTACACAATTTGGAGTTAGTAGGTCACAAGAACTAGGAGCAATAGGTAAAACAGGTTTTGCTAGTAGTGGAGCTTATCAAAACACATTAGATGATTTATGGAGCAAATATGTCGGCTCTAGTGCAGCTTTAAATTTACAATATCAAGATGCTCAAAATGAAATTTATGAAGACCAGGGAGAATCAATTTACGATACATTAGAAGATATAGCAGAGCAAGGTGGTTTAGACTGGGAAGTAGAACCAGGTGTAGCTCATTGCAACTGTTATGGTGGTGGAGTTGTAAGTGGAGATCAATGTTTAGATATAGTAAGTGGTTTCCCAATGGGACCTGTATGTACTTAATAAGGAGAAAATATGCCAAATCAATATGATAATATGCAGTATATTATTCCTACTTTAGAAGAAGATGGACAATTAGCATATAATCCAAATGTTTTTATGAATGAATATGGAATGTATCTTGATGAATATGACCAATCTAACGAATTAATTGCTACCGCTGAGCATAATATTTTACAAGCTGATACTCTTTTATCAGGTTATGATGAATTGCAAAAAGCTAATAAAAAAATGGGTAAATTAGGCTTTGCTACTAATCAATCAGATACATTGCAATCAAGCATGTTAGATACTATTGGAACTGATCTTCAATTAAAAGAAATGAAAAAATTATCCGATATTTCTAAATATAGACGTAAACATAGAAAAGGAGTTTATGATATGCTAGGCTATGTTGCATCAGCAGGAGGATATGATGAAGAATATAGTCCAGGGATGCAAGAAATGAGTCCAGGAGAAGCAGATGCATGGTTAGCAGAGTATGAATCGGGAGATATAAATGTAGATCAAGATTTTGGAAGTCCATGTCCATGCCCAGATGGTGGATTTTCCGTATCATGTTGTACAGAAGAAGGATTTCAAGGTTCTACATTTGAAAACATTTTTGTAAGCGACGGTGGTGATATGGATATGACTGATTTGGGATTGGGATGGGATGTGGAATGGGGAAGTTATCAGGATAATTCTGCAGTTAGTGATTTTTGGTCAAGTGGAACAGTGACAGCATATCAAAATTATGAATCATGCCTTGAAAGTGCAGCTAGTGTAACTGAACAAGAATTTTGCTATACTACATTAGAAAATGAAGCAAATCAAGTACAAAATATAGCCCAAGGTATGGTAGTTTGCGATCCTGAACATGATTTATATGATGAAGAAGCATGTGCAAACTGGAGCATGGGAGAATAAATGGCAGATTTAAATAGTGCATTTAATAAACTTATGATTATTAGCGCAGGTAAATACCAAGCTGATAGTGAAAGAATTGAAAAAGACGAACAATTTAATAGAAGATTTAGAATATCTGAATTAGACCGTGTATCTAATTTTGCTCCAGAAATAAATCATTATGACTATGGAGATGTTATTAATGACCCAGATGCATTTAAAGATTATCAAAATGATGTTATGCATGCTTATAAATCAAGAAGAAGCGGTGAAGAATATGTTCCTAATGAAGGTACTTTATCACCACATGCTGAAGATAGGTTATTTACATATGGAGGATACGATTTAGATTATACTCCAGGTTTAATTTCTTATGAAGATATAGACCAGTATGATGCGTATTTATTTGGAGATCAAGCAACAGGTGAAGCTTTAAAGATTGCTAATAGACATAATTGGGGAGGTTTATTAAAACCTGTAAAGGATGAAAATTCTCCTTATCATGGGAATGTATTATTATCTGAAGATGAATATTTAGATTTACATGAAAAAAAGCTTGTAGGTAATATTCCATTAACAGAAGATGGTTTTTATGCTTTAAGTACAAGTGATATATCAGAATTAAAGAAAACATATGGTTATTTTAAAGAAGGTCTTGCAGGAGCTACCATAAGAGATGCTCAAGGCAATATAATTCAAAAAAATAATATTGTTGGTCCTGGTGAAGTAACTAAAATGATTCAAGAGCAAAATAAACTTATTAGAGAAAGGGATGCAGAACTTAGAAGTGATGCAGGATGGAAAAACAAGTTTGAAAATACTGAAAATTGGAGAAAAATTGCTGAAAGTGCTTATAGCGATAAAGACGAATTTGGTGGGATGCTTAAAAATAAAGCTCATTTTTCTGATAAAGGTCTTACTGTAGATGTAACTAATGATGCAAGTAGACCTGAATTAATGCAAGAAACTGATTTTACCATAGAAGAATTTAAAGATAGCTTTCCTAATGTATATAGTTTATACTTTGAAGGTTATCAAAGATTTGAAGATGCTTATAAATTTTACACTAGTACACCCCAACAAGATGATCAAGGAGTAATGTATGTAGGGTTTAATCAACAATTAGCAGAAGAATTAAGTTATTTGCCTAGAATTGAAAAACATTTTTTACAACAAGTTAGAGATTTTGAAGATATTAATCGACAAAGAATTAATGAAGGTATAACCGTAACTCAAATGGGCTTTATGAACGATGCTAAAATAATGGGATATGGTCGAAATACTGTATTAGATGATTTACAAACTTTAGATCCTATAATATTTAATGAAGTAGCTATAGAAAATTTAGGTCCTGATGCACAAAACAAGTTATTTAACTCTTTATTATCTTTAGAGCAAAAATATATTGACCAAAATGACCAATATGCTTTAGAATTTTTAGGTATGTATACTGATAGTTCTTTACCGATTACCAGAGCGACTGGTATTCCAATGTCTAAATTATTAATAGAATTACAAGGGAATCCAAATGAGTAGTATATTTTTAAACAAAGCAGTACAACAAGAAAAAGAATTGCAAGAATCTATAAATTTAGCTGATAGCACAAAATTAGCTGATAGTTTAAGAGTAGCTGATAGTTTAAGAGTAGCTGATAGTTTGAAAACTGCAAAAGAAGATTCTCTTAAATTAGCAAAATTACATAAAGAAATCAAAGATAAGGGTCATTTAAGCCTTATTGCACCAAATGCAAACTATACCCCTACTAAACAAGAATATGACCAGGAATTACTAAATTTAAGCCGAGAATTAGTATTACATGAAGCTAAAACCAATGCTAATGAGGATTTTAATGAATATATTGATGTAAGAAATCAAATACATGATCTACATAAGTCTTTTAATGGTATGAGTGAAGATGTGCAGTATGCTGGAGGAATGATGATTACTCCAGAGTATGGAAATATAACTGATGACCCTAGGAGATTAACTTTTTCAAATAGGAATAAATTAGATTTAATTTGGGCTAATGCTATGTCTCCATTATCAAATGTTAAAGATAATATTGTAACATTCCCTGAAATCACAGAAGACGGTTCTTTAGTTGAGGTAGATATGCCTCAATCGATTGCAAGAGAAGAAGGTTTAGATGCTGGTCCTATACAGTTATCTTCTTCTTTGGATGATACTACTATTGGAAAAGCAGATTTAAGCCTTGAAAATGTTACTAAAAGTAGAATAGTTGCAAGTAATCCTGAAATACATAATTTAATTTATGGTCAAAAAATATCTGATACAGAAAAAATTCCTGGATTTTATGATGCTTTAGATGAATTTGATTTAGATACTGAAGGTGATTTTGTAGAAGGTCTTAAAGAAGGTTTTAATATGCAAACTATGAAAAGTATTATATTGCAAGAAGCATTACAATTTAAAAACAATGGAAGAGATTGGTTTTATGCAAATGAAAGAGCTTTAATAGGCACAGGTAATACTGATTCTTATTTAGAATTTCATAAAAAATTAAAGGAAATGCCTGAATTTGTTCAAAAGAATATGCGTAAAAATTTACAAAAATATGTTAATGAGATATATGATATAGGTATGAGAATTTATAGCAATGATAAATTATATGATAGATATGCAGAACTTCAAGAAATGTTTCCTGAATATAGTTCTCAATGGTCTAGTGAAATTTTAGACTTAGATGATCATGGAAACAAAGATTTAGATTTTATTTTAAATAAAAAAGAAGAGATTCATAATGTTATGAAAGCATATCAATTTGACCATAATGAAAAATATAGCATTTCTCAAACATTAAATCAAATATCTGTTGATGCTTTAAATGAAGAAATTAATAAATTATCTGATGAAGATAGAACAAGTAATTTTGATGAGTTATTAAATATTTTATCAAATGAAATTCAAGAAAGCGATAATCTTGAAACATTTTTAAATACTGATATAGAGCAATTAGAGTTGCCAAGATAATAGGAGTATTATGAGCTTAGAAAGAGAACTTCAAGCCTTTTTGTCGGCAGAAGAAAATCGTAAAACAAGTTTAGGGAAACAACCAGCAAGAACCCCCGCTAGACCTGGCTTTGAAAAAGGCACAACAGGCACTTCATCTGTATTAGAAGCTGTAGGACAACCAATGGATGATACTCATTGGTCTCAAAATATTTTTGGTAATTTTTTATGGTCAGCTATGGATGAAGCAAGTTTGGGAGCTTTAGGATTTGCAGATGAATATGAATGGCTTGGAGAAGAAGGAGATAAATATTTAGAACAGGCAAGAACTGGGTTAACAGGTCAAGAAAAACAAACTGGAATTGACCCTGAAACTGGTAAAGAAATAGAATTTTATGGAGGTCCAGAAAACTTTGCAGGTAAACTAGCTTCAGGAGCTGGTACTGTTGCTGGATTTATAGCGGGTGCTCCTGCTAAAGTTGGATTAAAAGGAATTAATTGGCTTACTAAAACTGCTACTGCTAAAATGATGGGTAGAGAAACTCGTGAAGCTGCCTTTAAAAAAATTGGAACAGATGTTGCAGCAATCAAAGGAATGGATGATGTTGGAGCAAAAGTATATGGAAGAAGTATACATAATAATTTAGGTGAAGTAGTTTCTAAGGCTCATAAACCTGGAAAATTAAATAGTGCAGATGCTTATAAAGAGGCAATTGAAACATCATTAAAAACAAGTATTGATGATGGAGTAAAATCAGGATTAATTAATGCAAAAATAGGAGATCAATTAAGTGAAGTATATTTAAAATACTTAAAAGACAGACCAATAACTAGTGTTACAGATTATTTTACAGAAGTTATGACAAACAAAAAACTTGCTTACGGTATTGGATCTATTATTAATGAAGGGTTTATGTTTGGAGTATTAGATGCAACTAGAGAAGGCTTGCATGTTGCTATATCTGATGGTGAACATAAGTATGATTTAGATCATCCAAAATGGGGAGTAGTAGTTGGTGGTCTTTTTGGTGCATTAAAATGGTTACCTTCAGCAGGTAAATCTAGTCAAGGAAAATTAGATTTTTATTCTGCTCTTAGAGGTAAATTAGCAAATCATAAAAACATTATAGCTAATTCATCTTATGCTAATGTTAGACATCAATCTACGTTATTAGCTGCAGATTTAAGACCATTAGGAATGAATATTCAAAACTTTAAATATAAAGGTAAAAAATATAGATTTGATTTAAGTAAGCCTGAATCTGAAGCAATCAGAATATTAGATGATTTAAATATTAGTGTTACAGATAATGCTAAAAAAGAAATTGTAGGAAGAGTATTTGAAAAAACTGCAAATCAAGTTGGGAATGATTTATTAAAATGGACAACAAAAAATTCTTGGGCAAATATAAAAGACAATTGGCCTAAAATGGTACTAGGTGGTGCCGCAATGAATGCTAGAGGATTTTATGATATGATGAATGGTGTAGAAACTAGTGGCGAAGACTTAGCTGTTAATTTTATACTTGGAGCTGCTTTAAATAGAAAAGGTTTAGCAAGAAGACAAGATATGTTTCCTGAACAAATGCAAAGATTAAGACGTCAATTGCATACTATGAATTTATTGCCTCCTAAATATATTACTACAAATCCTATAGGAAGAATCCCTACTTTAGATCCAGCTATAAGTTCTAATTTAAATCCTTTTGCTTCAGACCCTATATTAAATTCTTTTGTACAACGTGCAGAAAATTTAGGTTTAACTACAAATAGTTTTGACGCTCTTAGTACTCCTATAGAACGTCCTGTTGGTAATAGACCTGGTGTGTTTAAAATGGAAATAGGAGGTGAAAAATCTGTTACGCAATCTACTGAACGTTTAGATTTGTTCCATCATTTTTATAGGTTTTTACAAGGAGCTTCTGCAAAAAAATATACTAAAAGTTTAGATTCTATTTCTGAAAAAACTGCAAAAGAATTTAATGATTTACTTTTAAAGGAATATGGAGATATAACCAAGTTTTCAAATCATTTGCGTAAAGTTGCAGATACTGTAGGTGAAAAATTTGAAACAGAAATAGTAAAAAGTGCTTTAGATGTTGTTGAAATAGTAGAAGGACTTAGATTAAAAGCTTCTTCTAGTGATGGTTCTATTGGTGAAATACCAAATATGTTAGTTATAGATTCTCATTTCTTTAGCCTTGCAAGACAAGGAAAATTAGGTGAAGTAATTGATTATTTTAAAAATGTAAAACCAGACAATCAAGAATCTGCTTTATATGAGTTAAGAGATAAAGTTGATAATATATTTAAAACAACAATAGAATTGCAAAAAGCAAATAAACGACAAATTAATCAAGCAGCATTTTTGAAAAATGAAGATACTGGTATTGCTAGATTAGAAGCATTGGCCAGAAGAATACAATCAATGGAAAGTGCAATTAATGTTGAGCTAGGTTTAAATAAAACAGCTAACAATGCATTTTCTTTTTCTCGTGTTGATGAATTATTAGGGTATATGCAAAATAGAATTTTAAATAAAAGGATTACAAAGTTTTCATCTTTATTTGATGCTAGCCATCCTAGTAATAAAGAAATTGTATCTTTATTAATAGATGCGGGTATTTTAAGAAGCGAAAAATCAGAATTAAGACTTGGGTTAAAGTTAATTGAAAGTGTAGACCAAATTAAGTTTATTGATAAAAACAGAAAAGTTATTAAAGATAAAAAAATAGTTGATGAAAATAAAATATTTATTAGTGCATTACTAGAAATTATTGGAACAAAAAATCAATATCAAACTACAAAAGTTGGTGATATATATATAGATCCTAGCAAAATACAATCATTAAAAAATATGTTTAATTCTTTAGGAATTAATGTAGAATCAAATCTGTTGCAAGATTTTTCAAATCAAATTGTCCAAAGAGTTGTATATGAAAATTTTAAAAATTCTCAATTAAATCCAGAGCAAAAAAACGTATTTCAGCAATTTATGAACTTAGGAACACCTAAAGAAGGTGAATCATTTTCTTTAATGCATTGGCATAAACCTGGTGGTAAAAGAGCAACTGGTATGATGGTTCATAAAATTGAATATTTAGGCACTGATACAGAAATCAGAGAAATAGTAAATGATTTTAATAACTATGTTACAGAAATGCATATTAGTGGTAAAGTTGGGTTAAAAGACAATGTTGTAGCTATGGGTGATACCTACACTATTACTGATCCTTCTACTTTTCATGTTATAAAATCAGTTTTACAAGATGCACAATTGTCTGCGAATCGAACAGCAGTTACAGAATTAAATGCTTTCTTTTTAAGTTCTGCTGAAAATGTAACAGGTGCAGATGCTGGCTTAACTTTTTTAACTGCATACCCAAATAAAGCTTCTAAATTAGTTAGATTGCTTATTAATACAGGTGCATTGGAAGTTAAAAAAGGTGATGGTAAAACAGAAGGCACTTATAAGTATGAAATTAATCAAGAAAAGTTTAATCTAGAATCTACTCAAACACAATTAAGACTATTTGTTGAAAAGTATGGTATTAATTTAGATTCATTAGATTTAATGGTGGAACAAGGTAAAAAAGCTGTTGAATCATATATGGAAGACTCATATGGTCTTGGTGATCATAAATCAAGCATGCCATTACCTGAGTTTTTTAAACTATACAAACCTAAGGATCAAGGAAATGTCGAAATTAATCCTACTCCTGAAAAAATGTTAAATTTTTTAAATGAGACATTATATACATTTGACATGAAATTTAAAGGATTTGATGGTATTATTGATGCTTTTAATAGATTATCAATTCCCAATGGAGAAGCTCGTGAAGCATATCATCGTTTAATGCAAGTTGTATCAAATCACATTGAGTCTAAACCTAAAACAGTGTATTTTTTTAGCAATGGAAAAGTTCAAAGTAAAGACTCCCATATGCATGCTTATGATAATCCTTATTATAAAGCATTAGATAAAATGGGTATCAAATTTGCTTTAGTAGATGGAATTACATATGATTGGGGATTTGTTGGAGACAGTTCTCGATTGAGATATGATATGTTTGATATATTCCAAGCAGATTCAAGAATACAAAATAATTATGATAAAGCTATCATGAGTGATAGAAAAGCAATGTTTATGGATTTATTAGCTAAAAAAACTAATGCTAAAGGATTTGAAAATGGTATTCAAATAATGGAAATGCCTGGAATGAAATTATCTTTAATTATAGGTAAAGATAGTGCTGTTATAGATAAAATTAGAACAGAGTTTGATAGAATATATAAAGAAAATATAGACAAAGTTAAAGGTACTGATAATGAAACTTTGTTAAAAACTGTTAAAAATAATCTTGAAAATTCTACTACATTTGATCCTGAAGTTCAACAGGTATTTAGAGCTATTATGGCAGAATCTATGATTAAAGGTAAAGATAAGTCTTTATTTACAGATTATCTATCGATGAATGAAGCTGATTTAAATAAATTTCTTGTAGGTAGACAAACTATGTTTAATACTTCTAAATTTAAAAGAATTAATAGTGAATTAGTTGATGCAATGGTTCAAGCTCATCCCAAACTAAATGATATAATTAAAACAACAACAGGCAAAGATATAGATGTAGATGGAATAGAAGCTGCTAAAAAATATTCTAAAGCAAAAGAATTTGGAATAGGTGTGTTTAACGATGGAGTTACTAATGGTGGTTGGAGTGTAAAAGAAAGTTTTGAACTCCATAATAAAGGTAAAAAATGGGAAGATTATTACGCAGATAGATTAAATGAATCTGCTTTTGATAGTATTACTTTTATTTCTAAAGAAATGGCAGATTTTCTAGGTTTTTATTATGCAGCTCCTGGTTCTAAAATATTTAAACCGATAATCAGTTCTCAAGGAAATGCTAATTTAATGTATGGTAAAACAGCTTTTGTATATGATCCTAAATTAGAACCTTTTTTTAAATCCAATCCTAATCTTGATATATTAATGGCTTCTTCAGCTGACAAACTAAAAGTTGCTGGAGATAAAATGATAGAAGTTGCAAAAAATGATTTATATAAAATGGGTAAAATAAATGATGCTAATATTATAAAAGTTCCATTAAATTCTATAGGAGTTCAAAAAATACCTGATTATCATGCTCCTAGTAAAATTGCACCTAGTATTATTAATAATCATACTGATATTGATTTAGCGCAAAGATTATATAATGATTATTTTGCACCACAATTAGGTGAAAATTTAAAAACTATAAGAAGTACAATGAATAATCCATTTATAGAAAATGAATTATTAAGAACAATTAAAGATAAAATGTCTAAAGGCGATCATGAAGCTTTAGAAATGTTAGATGGAACAGATTATCATATGAGTGCTCAATTAGAATGGTTAAAATTATCGCCTTATGCTTCTTTAGATATATTTGGTGAACCTACTAAAATGAATATTTTTAAAAGTAAATATTTAGATACTGCTTTAGCTCCTACTTCTGAGTACACTTTTAATAGTAAACGTATTAGATTTGGTTCTAAATCTGTTATTGGTCAAAAAGCTGACACTGATTTGCAAGGGACATTATTTAACAATGAAACAGGTAAAATAGAGCGTTATGGTGAAATTATGATACCTGAAACTATCGGAGAATTTGATGCTGTTTTTGATGGTAGAAATTTTAATGTAAGGGTAATTAATACTAAAAATAATGAAATATCTAATGCAAAAGATATACATAAGAAAATCATGAAAGATATATTTGCAGATGTGCCTAAAGAAAAATTAGATGCTACAATTGAAAAATCTTGGAATCATATGGTCACTTCAGGAAAACCTATGCAATCTGTATTTGATTTTTTTAATACAACTACTGGCGCAGATAAGGTTAGATATGATATAGGTATATCAACATTGCGTTATCCAAGAACAAGACCGAATGATTTACATTTATTAAGATTAAGAGGATTTGTAAAAGGTAGTGGTCATCAATCTATAGTTAATTCTAATGATGTTTATCATATATTTGAAGGTGATTATGATATAGATACAGTTGATTTTTTCTGGGGAAGTAGTGATGCTTGGATTGAAAATATACTAAGACAACAAAAAGTATTTGTACCAACTGCAGACGTTCAAACAGCTAAAGAAGTTTTACCTAATATAAAGCTATTGTCTACTAATGCAAGAAAAAATAATGAAGCATGGTCAGAATTAAATGGAAATAAAAGATCAATTGCTAATTTACGTGGAGTAGTCCAGGCAACATCAGCAAAAGTAAAATATATTGACAATATTGCTGCAACTGTTAGAGATTCTCAAGGTTTACCAAGAAAAGTATTAATGAGAAATAATCAAACAACAGAAGGTAAAGTTGGCTACTGGGAAATTAGAATGGACTGGGATAATGCAGATTTTCATTTAAGACAAGCTTTAGAAGGTCAAATATTACTTGATGCTTCTGCTCCAGATCCTAAAATATTACGTACTACTAGAGATTGGATGACAGACTTTTTATTCCCTAAAATAGATAATTCTATATCTAAAGAGACATTTAAAACAGGTGATGGAACTTATAATACTAATAATCTAAGAATGTTTCTTGATAGTAAAAACAATGGTATAGGAGCATATAAAGATAAAAGAGTAAGACTATTTAGAAAAGTAGAATATATAAAAGAAAAAGGTGAAACTATTGAAAGAGAAATAGATTTAAATGAAGTAGACATTAGATCTATTAAAAAATTAATGTCTGAATATTCTAAAATATTAGAAGTAATGCCTGGAAGAAAAGTTTATTCTCAAGCAGAGCCTAAAAAAGCTACTTATGAACAAATGCTTAATGCTTCTAATCGTTATTTTAATTATTTAAATTCTGCTAATTTCCAAAATTATATGTTTAAAGGATTATGGCAATCTCAAAATTTCCATCCTGATACAGGAGAAGCATCATATTCATTGCAAAAAGGTCCAAATGCAGCTATATTGAAGGATTATTTTGGTTATTTACCACAGACATATAATAAATATAACAAAACAACTGGTCAAACAGATAAAATACCATATAGATATAAAAAATACAGCACAAGAAATCCTTTTCATCCAGATGTATTATCTAAATTAAATGATATTTCTGAAGGAAGAGCTGGTGGTATTGCTGAAAAATCTTTATTTGCTATTAAATCAGATTTATTTAACAGACTTCATCTTGACAATAAAGTATTAACAAATGAAACTTTATTAAGAGAAAATCAATTAGTACATGAATTAATAAATAATCCTGAATTTGATGTTACAGAAATGAATAATTTTATGCCTAAACTATTAGGTGAAATTAAAAATGATATAGATATAATTAAAAGACTGAAAAAACAAATGTATTTTGTTAAAAAATCTAGAGCTAAAAATAAAGCAGCAAAATTGAAAAAACTTAAAGAAGAAATTAACGAAATGCAGAATAAAATTAAACCTTTATTAGTAGATGAAGCAGGTAAATGGAAAAAAACTAAAGATATTAAGAATTTAGAAGTAGTTGATATTCAAAGCGATAAAAATTATATAGCTGGAACAACATCATATTTTGCATTAACTTTTGCAAGAGGTGTTCATGGAGAAATGAATAATAAGCCTGGCTATCGTTCAAGTGTGTTAGAAGCAAGAAAAATGGTAGGAAAAGAATATGCTTATTTAAACGAACTGCATGGTCAAGGTTATGGTAAAAGATCAATTTTCAATACTGAAACAATGAAAGTTCTTTCAAAAACTTCTGATATTACAGATATTGAAACAAGAATACATGAAACAATTACTAGAAATGTAAATGAGCATGGATTAACTTGGTTATGGGACTTTGCAATGCCATCCAATGCTCATATTCAGAATTATATTGGTAGATATAAAGGTAATGTTATGCCAATGGCTATTAAAGCTAGTGGTAATTATAAAAGAGCTGTAAGATGGTTATTAGATGCTCACGCTAATCAATTACCAGAGGGATTTTATGTAGCTCATGGTGGTAGATATGAAGCAAGTACATTTACAAAAGTTTTACAACATCTAGCTCAAGTAGACTTTCAATATAGGCAATTATTTTCAGGTAAAGGTAAAAATCTACCTTCAGACGTATTTGAATTAAATAAAATGCTAGCATATGGTGCACCTAGATTTAACTGGAAAATGGATAATATGTTTAGCAAATATACTGATATAAAAGCTACAAAGCATATAGATGAATTTAATCCATTTGGAATGGGTAGAAGATACGATCAGCAAATACAATTTTTTAGAGCATTATCTAATTTAAATGAAAAAGTTAGTGGTCAACAATTTGATCAAGGAGCTGGTGTTTTATCTTATACAAATCAATTAATGATGGAAAATGGTTATTTATTACCACAAAAAGTTATAGCTTTAATGGCAGATGCTCATTCAAAACTAGATCCTATTATGTCCCAGGCATATCCTGCATCAATAGATATTCGTACAGGTGAAGCTAAGCCTTTACGTCCTTTTGATTTGTTTAATAATCCAATGCATGTATTACTTGGAGGAGATGGATTGACAGGATCATCTATTAGCTTAAACCCTTATAAGGCAATGAGTTCTACATCAAGAAGTAAAATGAAGAATTTAATAAGACAAACTAAAGATATGATAGAAACAAATGAAAATCATTGGGAAACAGAATTTAAAGAAATACAACAACCTCTCGATGTATTGAAAGGAGAATGTTAATGGCTTGTAATCCTTCTAAAAACTATATGGAAGTCTATAAAGCAGGGAATCGTTTTATGTCACATCCCTCAGTTAAAAAAATCTTTAAAAATCCAAGTGATCTTATAGTAAAAAAGTTTGCTCAATTATTTGGACATCTTCCAAGTGAATGGAAAAATTTTGAACTAACAAAACCCCAAGTAAAGCTATTTCAAGGTGAATTGAAATATATGTTAAAACATATTAAAAAAGGTAAAATTGGAGGTATTTTTGGTTCAAATTTATATACTACGTCAGGAGTTGTAAGGCGTAATCCTCATTTAGCTGAATTATATAACAATTTTTTAACTATTAATTATGAATTTAAAGGTAGACAAGGTTATGATACTGAAAAATTTAGTAATATGATGAATTATTTAGCAGAAGCTGGAACTATTGAAGGTTTATTGCCATCAACAAAATCAATTGTTAAGTCGCAAAGATTAGCAACAAAATATCAACAAGAAATTGAAAATTTAAGAATTGATCAAGCTAATGGAAAGAATGTTAATCGTCAAATTGCTGAATCTGAAGCTAGAATGGATAAATTTTTAAATGAAGGTGAAGGTGTTGTATTTAAAGAATTTATAACTATGATTGAGAGCAAAACAAAAGGTATTAGGTCAATACCTGGAGTTATGGATATACTTGTTGATAAAGCAAAGCGTCCTGAAGGAAGAGTATTAACTGAAAAAGATATGATTAAAATTAAAAATTCTATTCATAATTCAGGGCTTACAAAAACTCCACAAATGGCAGATGCATTAACTAATTATATAGAAATGATGCATAAAAGTTATCACACTTTAGAATTGGGAGTAGAAGCATATATTAATGCTGTAAAAGAAGGTATGGCTGCAAAAGGTATTACTAATATTGAAAAATTAAAACAAGTTGAAACTACATTAAGAAAGAAATTACTTCCTGATGAGAAAATAGGATATTATCCTCATTTTAGATATGATTTAAATGTTGATTTTTTAGATGGTTTAATGCCTAAATTGCAGAAATTATCATCAGATAGTGCATTTGGATCAGAACAAGGCGTTAAAGGAGCTATAGATACAGTTGATTTATTTGAAGCTGCAGTTGGTGATATTAACACATACTTATCAAAAAGAATTAAACCAAGAACAAAGAATTTAGATGATAAATTATATTCTATGAATTTCCCTGTTACTGTAAAAAGGTATTTAGATGAAATTAATAGATTTAATTTTATTGCTCACACTCAATTAGTTACTAGAAAAGTTTTAAATGATGCTTCTAAAGCTTTTAAAAAAGGTAAAGATTTGGAAGGATATGGTCGTCAATTTGTTGAAATGGTAATGGATTTACATCATGCTCAAACTGGAACTAGAGATGTTACTGGTTCTCAATGGTGGAACAATCTTTCTAGAGGTTTATTAAATTTAGAATTTGCATCAAAACTAGGTCTTAATATTAGATCTGCTGCAAAAAACTCAACTCAGTATTTATTAAATTTAGTAGAATTTGGTCCTATAATGATGAATAAATCTAGAAATTTTTATAATTTAGATCCTCAAATGAAAGTGTATGTTGAGGAATCAATGAGAGAGTCTGGATTAAAGTTTACTATAGATAACCCCGAATTATTAGATTATAAAGGTTCTAAGGCATTCAAACAAAACATTACATTAAACGATAATAATCAAATAGAATTTACAAAACCAAGTAAATTAAGTCAATTTGCTGATGGTACAAGCTTTTTAGCTGGTAGATCAGGGTTTATAATGAGAGGTATTGAGAACTTTAATAGAGAAAGTACTTATAAAGTAGGTTTTTATAAAATGTGGACAGAATTAGCTAAAAATCCTCGTTTTAAAGACATGATGAATGAGAAATTTGATGGCAAAATGACTAGCAAGCAATGGGAAGATATATTAAAACGT